ATTCATTTTAATTTTAGCAATATTGGTTATTTTAGTAACTATAATGCGTAATAAAACAATTATTCAAGAAATAAAAATTTAGATACCTTTGTTTTGGTGTATTTTTTTCTTTACTCATTATATAATATGCCAAAAAGTCATAAAAGAAGGTCTGCGAATAAGACACAGAGAGGCGGTAGTGCTTCATCAACACCTTCCATCGTTTCTGTAGATAATTCTCCCAGTGGATGGTCGCAAGTCATGAATACTGTCGGTGATGGCTGGACCCAAATGATGAATTCATTAACTCTTAACCCTGCGCAAAGTCCTGTTGCTGCCGCGAGCACATCATTAGTTCCAATTTCTAATCCGAACGCAAATGTTCCCAATCTATACAAGAATGGACAAATGGGGGGCAGAAAGGGTCGCAAGGGCAGAGGACGCAAAGGTGGTATTTTAGGCGCCGGTGCCGTTTTGGAACAGGCGATTGTCCCTTTTGCTCTACTAGGTTTACAACATACATATGGTAAGAAACACAGTCACAGTAAAAAAACTAGACGTCACAGACGTTAATTAGTTATAATACAACACCATGTTGTAATAAAAATACCTTTGTCCTGTGTGAATATTTATTCTGTAATTGGTTGTTGCCGACTTCATTATGTATTGCGTGTATTCCATCACCTAATCCACCTTTTGTGGTTCCATCATCTAATACTCGGCCTTTTCTTCGAGCATATTCCGTTTCCGATTGTGTGTAATAATGAGCAATATAAGCAGCTACTTTAGTAAATATTCTTGGCACTCGATTAAATGGGCCTGGTGCCATTTTATTCAAAGAGGCCGCAAAATATCGATTTGGATTGACCATATTAAAGAAATGTGGATTTACAGCTGGTAATATTACCTTTTCAGGTCTTACAAAACTTTTTATATGTTGGTCGATTAGTTTATCCGACATTGTAAAATTTGCCATTAATAGTCCAGGTGGCTGCGTCACATGATGAGATGTTCCAAACATTAACCAATTAACTCCTATTGCGTCAGAGAAATTGAAAGCATTAAGTAATTCCTTTACATTATTGAAATTATTTAATAACAAAAACTCGTCGGCGTCTAAATATAACATCCAGCTAGCATTGTTTTTTTGAGAAATTTGGACGGCCCGTGTCATTAAATCAAGTTTTATAGAACCGTCCATTTCTACACGAGTAATGTTGACACGTCTGTCGTTAATAAAAGACCCTATTGTGTTTGATATTGGTGTAACTGATTTATGATCAAAAACGTGGATTTTATCGAAGCCGAGTAACAAATGATGGGCAATCCATTCGGCTATTTTTGGTTCATCTCTAGCATTTGTAAATAAATATACTAGTCTTGCTCCAGTTTGTCTAAATTTGTCGACCTGAGATATTAAACTCAAGTTGGCGGACGCAGATTTTCGACTTAACATAATATCACCATGTATTTTTTATATTTTTTTATTACTTATTTATTATTCGTGTTTATTCGTCTTTATTTATGTTTATTTATAATATATTTTTGAATGAGTTCGAATTTTGAAACACAACTTCAGCAATGGGTAACAATTGATAATCAAATGAAGGTTCTAAATGATCGCGTGAAGGAACTGCGCGACAAGAAAAACACACTGAGTCAAAGTATTAATACACATGTTGAAACAAGCAATTTAGTCAATACGTCAATACAACTGAATGATGGACAATTGCGGTTTGTGAATGTAAAGGAAACACAACCACTCACTTTCAAATATTTAGAAACATGTTTGCGCGAAATTATTAAGAATGAAGAGCAGGTAACCAAGATTGTTGATTATATTAAAAACAAAAGAGATGTTAGTTATGTAACTGAAATTAAGCGGTTGTATAAGAATTAATTAATATCGCAATAATGTATAAGATTATATTATGACTACTACAATTGAAGGATTTAATGGATTTAATGGATTTGGTGCTGATGATTTGGTAATGTTTCAAGAAGGCGGTAAAGTCATGAGTGGAGGATATAGAGTGAATTCATTATTGATGAAGGGAGGCAAGTCGCCAATAACTAGCTATTTTAAGGGTGGTTCATTGGAGAGACGTAATGATTCAGATTCAGACAAAGAAGAAGATCTAAATGACATAGCGGATTCAAGAGAAGATAATAAAAACAAAGACCCATTTAATAATTTAGCTGTCCCTGCTGGTATTTTGTTAATAGTTCAGCAACCGTCTCAAAGTGAATATGAGAAAAAATCGTATGCCAATAACAAATCTCAAAACTGTGATATGTTATCAGATGATATTTATGACAAGTTATTTGAGTATGCTAGTTTTAAAGGTACGAATAAACAAAAGAATAAAGGAACAAATAAAAAAATAACTCGAAACAATAAAAAAGGCGATAAATCCACTAATGAATTACCTAAAAAGCAAACTAAAAGAAATAAAACAAAAATATAGATACATTTTATTATAAGATAATTATAAAATGTATTTAACAAGAAGTCGAAAACGGGTTTTGGAAAAGGAACCTGTTATAGAAGAAATAATAGATGAAATAAAAGAAGAAATAAAAGAAGAAAATATATATTGTTTGATTTGCTGGGAACCCGAAGACAAACTAACAAATCCTATTACAAAAATGCAGACAATCTATTTATTCAACTATACTTGCGATTGTGACTGTAATTTCCATCCAAATTGTTTTTTAGAATGGGCGTCAAAAACCCATACTTGTCCTATTTGCCGGAAGTCCTTAACCGTTAATATGGACATTTACTATACAATAACACTAGGCAATCATTACAAATTAAAATTATTTTGTAAAAAAGTGAAAGATTGTATTGTAACTATTATATATTTTCAATTGAGATACTTGTCTTTAATGTGGATAACATATGTTAGTTTTTGGGTTTTATATGCTATTTATCATAGTATATAATAAATAAAATTTTATATTTTACTCCAGCTTGTATGATTAAAAGGTGACACCAATATTGAGCTCAACTTATCTTTCCAATATTTTACTCTTTGCTCCATCGCAATATCCTTTTTTGTTTTCGGATATATTGGACTAGTCGCCATTAATTCCTCCTCTTCAGCTGTCATTTGCGGTTTGAAGCCATAGCAATTGACTCCATATCTAACTGCCGGGTTTTTCATATATCCTCCATTTATACCCGGGCGTCCACAATCATTCTCATGACCCTCTATTGTTTGTAATTTGTCCCATGTTTTTTGCTGTGTAGGAAATAACGCCATTTGTCCCTCTGACCAGCCATAATTACACCATTCTGCGCCACCTTTATACGCATCTTCAACTTCTTTATATGTTGCTAATCTAGAGCCATATGCGCTACACAGTGCCTTCGCATCCGGGTATACATAATCGTTTCCGGGAATATTAAAAACCTGGGGATATAATTTTATTTGTTCTATTGTTCCTGATCCTGCTCCTGTTCCCGATCCTGCCCCTGTTCCTGTTCCCGATCCTGCCCCTGTTCCTGATCCTGCGCCTCCTATACCGCTTTGTGCTGCTGTTGTATCCACTGAGATATCAACTAGAGGATTGCCTGAAAACAAATCCGATATTTTTGCTACAACATCAACGCCAAAAAAGTATTGGAATCCATTTATGACAATTAAAATGAAAAATATAGCAGCACCAAGTATTCCCAAGTATTTCATACTACTAGACGTATCAGATGTAGTTGTAGTAGATGATGAAAATTTAGCATTAGATAGTCCTGAAAACATGCCACCTGACGATGAACTTGTGCTCGAATTTGTATCTCCTAAAGAAAAAAACATGGTTATGTAAATCAATAAAACACCTACAACAATGATTATTACACTTGGATTTGACAATATCCCATTAAAAAAATTATATGTATCTGTAGCAACGTTTCCTAAACCTGTGATAATATTTGTATCTATAAATGAATTAGAAGTAGACGTAGAACTAGAATTACTCATTATATATTATATATTATATAAACCAAATAAATTCCAATATAATTTATTTTACAATCGGTCGTTTTCTGTAGAAAAAACAATATGCCTTGGGACTAATGATTTGACTCGGAACGCCTACTTCAGACACACTAGTATCATTAAAATGATACCATTTACCGTTTGCGTTTTTTACGAATGCGGTATAATGTCCTCCTTGCGCTGAGCCACTGTGGTTACATACTCCATACAAGTCGTAAACATAGCTGTCCTTATTGTAACCAATCACATATTCAGATAAATTCAGTTCTTCTAATGGGAAGGTTACTAGAACCTGGTTTTTACGATTGGCCGCATTAAATCTCTTAATATCAATTACTAATATATTGGGGAAACTCCAAAATGCCAGGTTCTTTCGGACGGCCTCCTTTTTACCAGTTAGTTCATTTAGTCGGCCATTGTCACCATCCATCGTCTCACCTTCAACATACAAATTGAAGCAATCTATCAATGATGGACACTTATTGGCATCTGGTATTGGTAAATTAAGTATGAAATAAGGCTCAGGCGTCAAGCTAATATTATTACCGGTTTCAACAGAAGTTAAATTTGACACTTGTATACCGTAAAAGATATTCCAAATTTCCGAATAGTCATTACTATACATTTGCTTTATTCGTTCAAGGCAAATGACTGCTGTTTTATCGCGTTCGTTTTCGATTTTGCCTTGGATTGTCATATTTACTTCTCTTGAAAGCGCATTATGGAAACAATCTACTACAAATAATAAAAATTCCGGAAGGTCATTTTGTGAGAAGCCTGTAAAAAGGTCTCGGTCTTTTATTTTTGCCAACTTTTGAACCGTTCCGACGAATTTTGATGGAGATATGATACAATTTTCGCTCCATAATAGCTTGCGCAATTCGTCCCATTCTAACAACAACGCCGAGTCGTAATTTTTCTTGAGTTTTTTCTTATATGTTTCCTGATTTAAAAAATCATTTAGTTCGTATGTATGCGATAATACTTGCATACATGAGTTTAAAAAACAAGTGTTGCCTAGGTTTGCTAGACCGGAAAGTCCCTTATTACAATATTTTTCTGATAACATTTATTCAATTAATAATTAAATATAATACAATACATTTAAACAGATTTCATATATTATATTATATACGAAATGAGTTTTACAACTTTTCAAGACAGAGCCCTTGATATATATACGGGGCAATATATGCGTATAAGCACCCAAATTGAGAGGCTTTATGGGATGATAGATAATATTAGAAATAATATTATGTCTACTAGTAATTCACAGCATCGATTATTGAACGTGTTAGTTGCTCAATCTGAGCGAGTATTTACAAAAATAGAGACACTATATGGTACACTTGATGAAATAAGAGATAATATCACGTATATTATACAACAGACGCAAAGGCAGTCGCAAGGTTCTAGACAACAGGCGCAAAGACAACAACAAGGTTCTAGACAACAACAAGCTTCTAGATTGAACAGCGCATTTCAAAATATAAGACCTAATGTGGTATATGATTACAGAACTCCAATTAGTCCAATTGAATATCTTAATACAAATACAGATACAACTAGAAGTACTTTTGGTTCCCAAATGTCGAATATTTTATCATCCTTTTTAAATACATCGGTTACAATTCGACCAACTTCCGAGCAATTAGACGCAGCATCTAGACTTGTTAGATATGGTGATATTGAACGACCTCTATCAGAAACATGTCCAATATCAATGGATCGGTTTAATATCGATGACTTGGTTAGACAAATACATCATTGCGGACATTTATTTGTACCATCTCAGTTTGACGAATGGTTCCAAAGCAATGTTAGATGTCCTGTGTGTAGATTTGATGTACGAAATCATGTTAGAGACCAAAATATAACAACAGCAAGAACAGCAACAACAACAGCAACAACATCAGCAACAGCAGCAACACCTATAACAACTACAACAGACCCATCAAATAATGAAATTGTTGTTGATTTATCCGGCAATGAAATTACAGACAATTTGTTAAATACATTATCAAACCACTTTTTCGAATCATTGTTTCATCCATCAACAAATGCCGACAATAATGACCGGTTTGTTTACGATCCTTCTAACAATATTCTAATGTATGAGACAATTGTTCACAGGAATACAGAACATAGGTAACCTAAAAAATGATTTTTAAAACAATATAAAGGTATATGCTGATATTATGGTATATAATGTATAGACGTGCTAATACTAAATGGACTGTTAATGAATGTTTGAGATTAGAGAGGGAATTTGATTTGCTTGGATTATCTATTCAAGAAATTGCCGAGTTACATGAGAGAAGCCCAAATGCCATCATGTATAAACTTGATTATGAGGGGATTGCCGATTACAATGATGTTTGTCAGAATAGACAAGAGAAGACGTATGAAAATGAGGAAGAAGCGGATGCAAGTGAAGTAGAAAATGAAGCCGAAGATAGTGAGTATGATGAAACCGAGGAAGACAACAATAATGAAGAAGAAGATGATGATAAAGAAGCTAGTGAAGGTGAATATGATAGTTACAATTTTGGTCAACATATTAAACAGATCTCTAGGCTTACTAAGCAAGTCGCTTATTTAACAAAAATTGTCTACGATGTGTTTACAACTAACAATACTACCAAGGGTTTTCACGGACAATCATTTGCTGGCTTCCATTAAATTTGTCTTGTCTTGTCTTGTTTTGTATTGAATGAAAAAATTTATTACATTTTGTGTAATAAATGTTTTATTTCTTCTTGTCTCTCTTATTTCTTCTTGTCTCTCTTATTTCTTCTTGTCTCTCTTATTTCTTCTGAAAGAAGTTGGTAACACTTTGATTTCCTTCTTTCGCATTATTGGTTACTCTCAAATACTTATCAAATATCAATGCCTTCACCTCCTTATCTTTCATCTTCGCAATCTTGTCTTCACATTTTTTACTATCTGTCGAAAACTCGCGTTTCACAGTTTCGATATCCTTTCTAAGTGTCGACACTTTTGCGCGCCTCGGCGGCTTCTGACTCATCCAAATATCTTCCAACACTAGACCAAATAGCTGTAACAACGGCTTCATGATTTGGTTCGTAATATAAAACGAATAGTCGATTTGTATATTATTATCTCTGATAAATGTTGGCGTCTCTATTTTTTCGCCTTGTAGTGCCTTCTTATTTGGATTGACAATGTATACAAATGGCACTCTGTCGCCGGATGTTGGCTTGTTACCTGGCTCTCTTGCCCCAATTCGGTCTGCCAAGACTTTGTGTGCGATTTGCTGCGGATTTTTGTAAAATGACCGCAATGATTTAGTAATAATCAGTTTATCAATTGGCACCGTTCCGTCGACCAATTCTTGAAGACACTTGTCGACATAATCGAGTGCCTTCTTAATATCACGTTCCTTCATTAAGATGTCGATTACGCCGCCATATACATCCTTCACAATTGGCGCATTGTCGCGGCGTTTTAAAACGATACCCATCTCCTTGCGCTTACCTTTATTGGGGTCATGCTCATATAGGATGCCGACATAGCGCTTCTTTGATAGAAGACAGAACGGCAAGAATGTCTTCTCGTATTCGAAGTCATGAGGTTGCTTTAAAAACTTGGACACGTTATGACATGCTTCTTTTGCGATTTCGATGGACAATTCAAGAGCCTTTGTGCCAATAATTTTGTCGCCAGTTTCTTTGTCTTGTAGGTTGAATGTGAAGAATACACTGTCAGTATCTCCGTACACGTACTCGGCATTGGTCTTAATTTTTCCATATTTGGTGTCAATGGTTGTATCCCCATAACACTCTTCGACAACGCGCTTCGCATACGTAAGCAATAGTCGTCCAGTCGCAGTGGTTGATGCAGCAATATCCGGTTCATAAAACGTGCTCGTTTTGGCTCCGAGCTGGCCATACAATGAATTGGCCGTCACTTTATAAGCTAATTGGCGCTTGTCGAGCACGTTTTTCATAAAGTCGTCATCTGTTTTCTCGATTTGTTTCCTTGTGTCTTTTCTTGCCTTTAAGAGTTCTTGTAAAATAGAAGGCATAATCGCTTTTTCCAAGGCGCCAGCCGACCCTAATACCTTATCCTTATTATGTAACGGTTGCGCAAATCGGCACAATTTGTAACCATTTTTAATCTTTTCTGCTCGTGCCTTCGGGTTCTTTCTGTAATACCTAAACGTGTCAAAACGTATGTCGACATATTCGTAGCCAGGCAGATTGTCGTATAAATAGTCATCTGTATTTTCTTTTTTAGAACCTGTCTCCGTGACCAAATTGCCTGCCAAATCGTATATCTTTGTCCACACTTTGCTACTAGGGCACAGATTCTCCGACAACATCGAACTCGGATACAAAGAAGCAAAATCACCAACCGCAATTGGATTGTCTAAATACAGTCCACATTTCGGCTCTAGAACAATCGCGCCTTCATAACCATCATCCTTGGATCCCTTATTAATCACAGGCATTAATACGCCCTTTTCTCTACACTTTTTCGCAACATAGCTCGTAAGCTTGATGCCTTGGCCTCGGAAAATTAAGAAACTCATCGGAACACTACACAACTTCGACATTTCGACTAAATCTGTTACAACATCCACCTTTGAAAACAGATGCTGAACCAAGTTACAATCTTGAATACAGTATTTCGCAATAACAGCACGCGCAGTCGGTCCCTCATTGGTCATCCTGAAAATATCCTTGGGTGACACATCGTCCTTTGCTAGACCCCATTTGACGGCCTTTGCCTTCGGATTTTCTATACCATCGACTTCAAACCAGCCCTCTGTTTTGTTCACATACGAGACACGGAATTTAGCGCCATCTTTGTAGTAATCCGATGAATGATTGATTTCCTCGAAATGTATGAAACTGTCTGTCTGTAATCCGGTCATATTAACCGTATATATGCGAGTATTTCCAGTTTCCTGATGCTCTAACTTCTTAACATAATCGCCAATAAAGTGGCCACCAACATAGTCCAACTTATACGAAGTTAGGTTCTCTGTGCGTCTGAACCAGTTCAACATATCGACTTGTAGTCGGCCATTCATTTTGATAATGGACAAATCATATGTACCTGATGCCAACGTAATACTGCTCTTATCGATTTCCATCTTCTGCGTCTTGTAGTCAATTGTAGCGCACAATTCGTCCTTGTTTCTAGACAATTTCAAGAAATCTTCTGCGCAACTTAGCTCCTGAGACCTGCGAAACATAAACTCATAATCAAAACTGAAAATATTGTAACCAATAATAATATCTGGGTTCTCTCGCTGAACTAGATTAGTCCAGGCATTTAATACCTCCTTTTCCGAATTGTATGTCTCTATTTGCGAATTTGGCACAACTCCGTCCAATGTGTCGCATGAATTCAACGCAATACAGTGGTTCAAAAAGGGCTCTTTTTCACCATATCTTACAAAAGTGGAGCCAATAAATGTGACCTTGTCACCTTCCAATGGAGGGAAATTATTTCTTAGGGCGAAGATGAGTTCGTTTATTTTGCCTTCACGCTCAAACTTCTTGTCACACATGATATCCACAATGGTTGATTGTTTATTTTTATATGTGTCTGCTTTAAAGCTTGTTAATGGATTTGGTTGGAAATACTTGGGCTCATCGTCGGCTTCTTCTATTACAGAATCTGAATCGGAATCAGAATTATCATCATTGTTTTCCTTTTCTTTCTCTTCCTTTTCCTCTTTTTCTTTCACTTGAAGTGCCTTATTTGCGTTTTCAAACAACGCTTCTATTAAATGCGTATCATCGTGTTTGTCTTCTCTGTCTCTAATTTTGGTTTTTAACCATTCTTCTATTCTTACATCTAAATCTTGCCTTGTTATTAAGTTCCCTTTGTAATAAACGAGGTCAATATTGGGAACCGGTGTTATATTATCTGTTAAATTGAATGCAGTTCTGATAATATTCGACAACAGTGTTTTACACGATACAGGTGTTATATCGGTGGTCATTTTCGCAAAATAGTCGGCAATATTTGTAGCCAATTTCTTATACGATTTAATTGGCACTGGGAAGTCACCGTGACTACTACTTGCTTCAATATCAAAACTCATAATCTTGTATGGAACCCGACTTTCCTTCTCATTTAGTGGTACAATATTCTTATAATTGATTGAAAACTCGAAGTCGCAAGTGGTCGTTTTATTGGAGCCCTTGATTTCAAATGTCTTTTTACAAGGTAATGCTATCCAACCGGATGGACTGATTTCGCGCAGATGAAAGAATCGCAACAAGGGCGGAATATTTGCTTCATATAATTCCACATGACAGTCCTTAAACCAAAATCCATTGGGAATTAGACCGCGCTCCTTTTCGCCATCTGAATTGACACTGTCTTTGTACCAGAAATTCTTAACCCTGTTATAAGCAGGCACATTTGCGAACTTGATTTGAATGAATCGGTGTAATTTACCGGCGTCAAATTCGTATAATTTCTTTCGCTCAATTAGCTTACATTCCACGATCGAATTTTCATAATATTTACCAAGTTTTGTTTTCAAATGAGTTACAAATTGATCCTTGATACTTTTGGTCCATTTGTCTCCGACTTTTAAGTAAAAGAAAGGCTGATATTCTTCTACCAAAATGGAGGCCTTTTGCCCCTGTTCATTGATTCCAAACATCTGAATTGCAAATGTTGAGTTGTCTCTATTGAATGAACCCATACCATTATCATCATCGTCTTCGTCACTTGATTGACTAGGACCCTTGCTATTATACACGTTGAACTCGAATAATTTAAAAGTATGTTCTAATGCCATTTTATTTAATTGTTATATTTGTTACTTTATTACTTTGGATACTTTTAATTCAATTTTTATTGAGTTTATTTAAGTTATTTATATTTAGTTTTTGAAAAGTTATAAAAAAATCCAAAAAGTAAAAAGGGAAATGAAAAATGGACATTTTTGAAAATGTCCAAATTTGAGAACCCAAATAAAGTTTCAAAAAACAGTGTTTTTTCACGTTGTGACTGAAACCGTCACAATTATATTTTCTGTATGAAAATTTTGTGATGATAAATTTTTGTGTAAAATCCATTATTTTATTCTCTTGACATACTTTAGTGACAAAAATGACGGAACAAAACGCCGAAAACGCCAATATATTTGCCTGCCAAAAATGTGACTTTGTGTGTCACAAAAAAAGTGAATGGACTAGACATATCTCCACTAGGAAGCATCAGACAGGTGACAGTTTGGTGACAGAAGTGACCACCAAAAACGCCACACTGATATGTTCAAATTGCCAAAAGGTTTATAAATCGCGAAACGGATTATGGATACATAAAAAGAAATGTATCAAAAATAACATTAGCAAACCTGATGAAACTTGTAAAACAGAAGATGAACAATGTTTAGAAGAACCGGATGAGGCTGATTTAGAACCAAACAGTAAAGAGATTATAAAAATGATGAAAATGCAAATGATTGAAAATCAAGAAATACGTAATCTCATTATTGAATTACTTAAGAAGGAAACATTCAATACAATAAATAACAACAACAACAATAATATCAACAATATTAGCAATTGTAACAATCAGTCATTCAATTTGAATTTCTTTTTGAATGAGCAGTGTAAAGATGCCTTGAATATTGATGAATTTGTTGACTCAATCAAGATGAATTTGTCAGACTTGGAGAATTTTGCGCATCTTGGTTACGCAGATGGCGTTTCAAATATATTTTCAAAGGGAATCAAAGAATTAGGAGTCCATTTGCGCCCCATACATTGTAGCGACACTAAGAGGGAAGTGCTTTACATTAAGAACAATGATGAGTGGATAAAGGAAAGTGATGACAAGCCACTTATTACAAAGGCAATTAAGAAGGTTGCTTTCAAGAATATTAAACAAATCAATGAGTGGGTCAAGGAAAATCCAGCATGTAAGGACCCTCGAACCAAAAAGTATGACCAATACAACAAAATAGTGATGAACGCCATGTCAGGCGTCACCGAGGAAGAACAAAAGAACAATATAGAGAAAATAGTGAAAAATGTTACAAAATCAGTGGCAATTGAAAAATACGCTATACAGTAAACAGTAATCAGTAAACAGTAACTAGTAACTAGTAAACAAATCAATAAACAATATTTGTTGATTTGTTTTCTTTAGAATGAGACCCTTAAGTATTTCTCATCCGTCTTGCTTTTTCGCGGCTTATGTGAACTAATTTTGCCACTACCGCCTCTTTGTACAACTTCAATTGGTATCAATGTGTTTAATGCTGTTAAATTTCCAGTTTTGACAATTTTATCTGCTATAGGTTCTAAATTCTCTGCCTTTAATTGAGGAAATATATATTCTACACCAAATTTACCAAGGAAGAGAAATACACAAAAAAATATAAATAAAAATATACTAATTAGTAGCCCACTTTGAAACAATATATTAAAATCCGGTTCACCTTTTTTTTTAATAAATACACTAACAAATAGAGTTATTATAAGTGATAATCCAGCTATAACAATTATTACGATTGGCACAATTGGTCTTACCTTGAATATGGTGCTATCAATTACATGTTCTCCTGTTTTTACCTTTGAGTTTAATTCGGAATGTGTTTGACTATTGATAACTGTTAATATTTTTTTAGCAATTTCGTCATCCTTTTTAAAATCAGGTGTTAGCCAAGGTGAACTAGGGTTTTCTAAATTATCTGCGTCTATATCTTTATTTTTGCCTGTATCTTTATTTAAACTATCATCTACTGTCGGTTCAGGGTTTTCCCACCTCTTTTCCATATTACCTATTAATTTGACAATATCGGCAAAATAATATTGTACCGCAAGTAAAAATGAGAATAAAACAATCATAGGAACCCAAAACCAACTTAATGTACCGTCAGTCTTTAATCCAAATTTCATAGATGTACAAAAACACAAAATAAAAAGTCCACCCAAAATAATACTATCCATAATACCAGGTAGCGATAAATCTTCAAATAAAAAAATTAGTAAAAAATATAATATAAAAAAATATCCGACATTTGAGACAATTGTATTTATATCTTCACCGCCAATGTAACCAATTGCGCTAGGAATAGGCATACTAAGTAAAATAATGAATGTTCCAATCAAATATTTATAACGTTCTGTTAAACCCCTTTCTTTAAGCCACGTGGTGATATTTGAAGAAAAAAAAAGAGACGTTAAGAATCCTAATACGGCACCCACAGCAGCGCCAATCGCAGCCCCACCAATTTGCCAGGGTTCAGCTTTTTTATTATTTTTTTTAGCCATATTATATTCAATACTATATACTACAAATACTAAATAATTAGATATATTTAGTATTTTATAAGTTTTAAGTTTCTAGTTATTAAGTTTAAAACGTAAACTTAACTCCTCCTTCTACTTTTATTGCTTCGCTTATTATTATTGCTTCGCTTATTATTGCTTCGTCTATTATTGCTTATACGCTTAAACCCTCTGTGATTCCTCCTCGTAATACGTTTCAACACATCACGGTGGCTGCTTTCCGACACAATATTTCCAACATGGCTCTCAACCCAGTTTACAAAGCAATCTACATTGCGCTGCTTATCTTTGATCGAACTGGCTTCAAATGGCTCTAATTTCTTGCCATTTTGAGACAAATATATTATAGTAGGGAACCCAACAATATCACCGGCATGTTTAAGCGAGCTAACAATCTTGCTATCAATTGTCGCAATTACGAGACGGTTATTCTTTCTATATTGATGCTTTAATGCGCCTTCCAGTTTTTTCCACTCAGGACGCGTGGCGTTACAAGGTCCACACCCCTCCATATAAATAAGCATGAATACATCTTTACCACTTTCCACATGTTTATTTACTTCGTTGGCGCCTGCTTCTGTAGTCGCGTGTATAATAATCATCTGTGATATATATATTATAATTATAAATTTTATTATTCTAAAAAAGTGTTTAAACGAAGGTTTAAAACGAAGTATAAAACGAAGTATAAAACGAAGGTTTAAAACGAAGTATAAAACGAAGGTTTAAAAAACGAAGTATTAATAATATATTATTCCTAATACTGCGTGAAAAATATTATATATAATTATTATAAAAATGAACCCATGTATATTATTACTTGCCATTGTCGTATTTTGTTTAGGAATGAATTTTTATCTTAATACCGGAACAAAAGAAGGCTTAACCACAATGAATGGCGAATTAAGATGTCCTAATATTTTAATCCAAAAAGGGCCTAAATATTACTTGTACAACTCCAATGTCGCGCAAGTTCCTGGTGTAAATCCGATTGAGTTCAACAATTTAGAAGAATATACAGAGTTCTTGGAATGGCAACGCGCCTCTGGTATTCGCTGCCCAGTGCTCTATGTTCAGAACACATATGATATACAAGGCAACCGCGTTTACAAAGTACGTCCCAGTGTAACCGAAACTGAGGGAGGATTGCCCCCGACAACATCAGTCCCATTACCAATGAAGTTTACACCATTAGTCGACGCAACTCGTTCTGATAAGCCCTATAATATGAATAGTTATCCGGCATTTGACCAAACATCGTATTATGTAGGCGCAATAACACCCTTAGATCAGATGAAGAATTCAGAGGCAAATATGTTGTATAGTGACAACGCAATGGACCCGAATTGGGGTGGAATCAAATATACCGAAGCGTTAGTTGATGCTGGGTATTATAAAGGCAATGAAGTCAAAATCCAAGTAGCGTAAATTTTAGAAACTGTTTGTCAAAGAACCAACGGACGACATAACACTGTTTTTAGCATTTGATGCTGACGACGCTTGTTCGTCGGTTGTCTCAACATTATCAATCGTCTTCAATGTATCATTTATAGCGATTTTGGCTTGAAACATGGTATTTAAATTATTAAGGTCTTTAATATAGACGGCCTTGTCGCCATTTGGATCCAATCCGGCAACAATCTTTACCATTTGTAAGTTAATAATATCATACATTGTAGTGCATTTACTTGAATAGTTTGTGTTATAAGTTGAATTTGTTAGTAACAAATCATTGGCTGTTACTTCGAGTGCCTTATTTGCTGATGCCACTGAAGCATCTGAATTGTCTAATAAACCGGTATTTTTAGCCGGAGCTTGATTTTGTAACCCTTCAATCGTAGAGCCTTTCCAAAACATAAGGAATATATTATATACAATAAAAGCACCTAGCAAACAGCCAACAATTACAAACATGTCTTCATTTGTCATTTTATATTATATACTTTTCTTATAAAATTATTTATACTTTAGCGGAATTACCGAAGGTAAACCGTATTTCATTTAAGAAAGATATTTGACAATTGTCTCAATCGTAGTCTTGCTAATTTTCCTCGATTTGCCATTTGCGTCGCATGTGGTTACTCCAGTTAAACAAGTCGGGTCTTGCTGGAGTGCCTTAATTAATTCAGGTAGTGTCTTGAATTTACCTAAAATGGCGATTGCGGAAACCGAACTGACACCGGGAATTTGACAGAGCATAATTTCGCCTATATTCTCGTGTGTAATATTATCTTTTTTCACCTTTTTAATTACAGAACAGTAGTCCTTTGTGCCTAAACTTGGTACTAGTTCTCCATTTATCAAATCTTTTTGTTCTACTATTTGATTTTGTTCTCCATTTATCAAATCTTTTTGTTCTCTATTTATCAAATCTTTTTGTTCTCCATTTATCAAATCTTTTTGTTCTCTATTTATCAAATCTTTTTGTTCTCCATTTATCAAATCTTTTTGTTCTCCATTGTTTGGTTCCTCTATTTTGTTCTGAAAATACGGTTTCTTCCCCGTCTCTTTGCCCATCTTGTAAGCCATATTACAAATCATAAATGCGGTTTCATCGATTGTGTTAGTTCTCATTAATGAAAACCCTTTAAAATAGTTAATGGAAAACATGGCCGAATAAATGGTTTGTTTATCAATGCGTTCCTTAAATGAATTGAATTTGCCTAAATCGCCTTCAATCAAATAAACAATGTTGTGATTATGGAGAGGCAGACCATTCAGCCGATATGACTGCTCTTCGTAGCGACCGTCTTTAATACTGGCAGCTAAATCTGACAACGTTTTGCGCTCCACGAGAATGTTATCAATCGGATTATCATATTTATTACAACAAATAATAATATCGCCTAAAGGCAACTGATGGACTTCTATCTTTAATTCCTTGAAAGCAGGAACAGCAACTAACAAATCTTCGCATTTTTTAATAAGCTCGCGCTCTCTTGTGTCAATCTTTATAAGCATTATAATAATTTAATAAGTATGTTATTAAATTATTTTTTTACAATTACATTTTTAGACAATTAAATATTTTCCCTATTTAATAAAGATTTAATATCGTCTAATAGCTCTCAAGGCACTCTGAGATGAGTTGGTGAAGTTGCCTGTGCAGACCAAGCCATATTGAGTGTTTGTGGCGCCAATCATATTCGGGTTAGACGACACGTAGGCGCCAACTGACGGTGCTAGACCTCCCTTCTTTGGACCGCCGCATCGGTCAGTTCTATTGATAAGAGATGAAATATTGCGAACTACTTTAGGACCGTTTGACAAAACCATGATATATAATACAAAAACATTTTATTTTATTTTATAAAAAACAAAAAATAATAATTATATTTTAAAATTCCTAAACCTTTATATCCTGGTTTTAAAAATATATTACGCGCTAAATTATTTCGCTTTATTATATTCTAAACCAGCTTAAAGACACATCGCTATATTATAGTATACAAAATGAACACAAGTGACGCAAAGCTAGACGACGACATTATCAAGACCGAAGATGGTCTGATTTTCAACCCATATAATCCATTGAATACTGAGATTACATTGAGCGATGTTCAATCTATTCTCACACGATATGGCCTGCCAACCAAAGTCCACAATATGGAGTTTTATCGGCGCGCATTTATTCACCGGTCTTATACCAAGCGGCCGCAATTTGAGAACTTGCTACAGAATATTACGATTGTAGAGAAGCCGGATGATTGTCTGCCTCTAAGTAGCAAGTCGAATGAACGATTGGAGTATATTGGCGACGGTGTTCTAGAGCTGACCACGAAATACGAATTGTATCGCCGCTTTCCTAAAGAGGATGAGGGTTTCATGACCGAAAAGAAGATTGCGATTGTAAAGAACGAGAATATAGGCAAGATTGCCTACGAGATGGGATTACATAAGTGGCTAATTATTTCGAGGAACGCAGAGGAGAAGAAGATACGCACCAATCTGAAGAAACTCGGCTGCTTGTTTGAGGCATTTGTTGGCGCACTATTTCATGATTACAACAAGATGGGAATAAAAGACGAAGAAAACTGGTTTAATAATTTCTTTTGCTCAGGCCCTGGGTTCCAAATGGCACAGAAATTCATAGAAAATGTATTTAAGAAACACGTGAATTGGATTGAGCTAATTCAGAATGACGACAATTACAAGAATATCTTACAGGTTAAGATACAAAAGGAGTTCAAGGTGACACCACATTATGTAGAAATAGAGCATGATACAGACGAAGGGTTCCGAATGGGTGTTTATTTATGTTTAGGACAGCAAATACATAATCTAAGACATTGTGATGCGATAAATATTACTGAGATTAAGACATTCAAGGCAATTCAAGAGCATTATTCTCAGAAAGGTAAAATATTTGTATTTATGGGTGAGGGGCAACACAAGATTAAACGAAAAGCGGAACAGGCGGCGTGTATGTCGGCAATTGATTTTATCAAAATGAATAATGACATTACCATTAGTAGTTCAGTAAATGAAATCATATCAGAAACAGATACATCGTCGGATAGTGACAACTAAGCATCTTTATAACAAAAGGTATAAAGGTAAAAAGGTAAAAATTTATATATTCTTTTTATATAAGTATAAGTGATGAATTTAGCAATATTAAAAGAAACACTTGTAAAAAAACCTATAGCAAATCCAAATGAAGCTGTGAAAATTGTTATTGGTAAAAAAAGTGGGGAACAACAATTAAAAACACAAGTTCAAGGAACCAAATTGTCGATGGACATAGATAATGGACAAAAGGCAAAGGCCGCATTGGAATTAATGAGGCAACGCAAAATAGTTGGGGTATCGGATAAATTCCCTGAGCAAAAGGTATTGGTTCAACAAGCACCTGAAATTGATATTATTAAGCCATCTAAAATTACAAAACTTATTGGAAAAAAGGTTGGTCTAATGGAGGAACCTGAAGAACAACCGGCTTTACCAGCGGCCGACATTGTTCCTAGATTGGGTGAAAAGGGGCTAGAATTGGATCTCGGAGTAGAGGAAGCAGTAAGCAGAAAACCGATTGCACGTCCGAAACGCATACCAACCGATGTGAAACTACTAGGTCCCGAATCAATGATTACCATTGGCGACACAGCGCTGCCTAAACGTCTGCCGCCACCTGTTGAACACAGTTTAGTAGAGCCAAGTTATTACATGAATAACCGAGAAATATTTGTCAACTTTATTAATGGCGTTTTTGACACCTATCGAGCGGATATGTTGGATGAAAGTAAAAATATTACTTGCGAAGACATTGGCAAAGATACGGGTGAGATTGGTCTGCTCACTCATCAGAAGCTGGTTAAGGATTATATTAATTTATACACACCATACAGAGGACTGCTTTTATATCACGGTCTTGGGTCAGGCAAAACATGTAGTTCAATTGCGATTGCCGAGGGTATCAAAAGTGGCGGCAAACAGGTTATTATTATGACCCCGGCATCCCTCCAGCGCAACTATTTAGAAGAAATCAAAAAATGCGGTGACTTGATTTATCGTAAAAACCAGTATTGGGAGTGGATATCGGTTGAAGAAAATCCCGAATATACAAACGCATTAGCAAGCGTGTTGGGGTTTAAGACGACGGAATACATTACACGAAGAAAAGGCGCCTGGCTAACCAATGTAACCAAGCCGAACAATTATAGCGAATTATCGACGACCGACAAGAAAGGACTGAATGACCAATTGGATGAAATGATACGACAGAAATACAGGTTTATCAATTACAACGGTCTTCGCAGAAATAGTTTCAAAGAACTAACAAATAATTTCGAGGTTAATATATTTGACAATGCGGTTGTTGTGATTGATGAGGCACACAATTTGATTAGCAGAATTGTGAATAAAATAAACAAAAAGAAGACGTTTGGTAAAATAGATACAAATACCTTGGCGGCGGAACCGTTGGCAATTCAAATATACGATTATCTGATGCGCGCCAACAATTGCCGTGTTGTATTGCTTACTGGAACACCGATTATCAACTATCCAAATGAGATTGGTGTTCTATTCAACATTTTACGCGGTTACATTAAGACATGGCATTTGCCGCTGAATATTGAAACGAGAGAGAAGGTGTCGCGTGAAACTCTACAAGAATTGTTTTCAAGAGACGAGATTATGGATTATATTGATTATTCGGCCAGTTCGAAAAAAATGGTGATAACAAGGAACCCATTTGGTTTTGATAATGTTTCAAGGGAGAGAACCGGTTACGAAGGTGTAAGCAATAAGAGAAGAATTAAAAATAATAATGGCACTCTTGTCGTGAATGAACGTGGCACAATATCTGATGAAGCATTTATAAGGGAAGTAGATCGAGTATTAAATACGAAAGGTATTAGTATTAATAAAACGGGTGTTGAATTCCATGTAAATAAGGCATTACCGGATGGCTTTGATGAATTTGTTGATATTTTTATAGACAAGAGCACGGGGAATATTATCAACATTGAAAAATTCAAGAGGCGAATTATTGGGTTAACGTCGTATTTCAGAAGTGCGCAGGAAGAATTGTTGCCAAAATATGACAAGAAATTTGATAAACACGAGATATTTATACCAATGAGCGATTATCAGTTCAAGAAATATGAGGAATATCGAAGCCAAGAGAGACTAACGGAAACGCAAAGGAAGTCCAAGCCGGAAGTGGTTGATAAGAATGGGACATTTAAGGAACCGTCGTCGACATATCGTATTTTTTCACGTTTAGCATGTAATTTTGTCATGCCGATGCCGCCAGGACGGCCTATTCCGAAACAATTTAAGGAAAAAGTTATGAGAAAAGTTAATTATGGAGAGGATGGTAATGTAGAAAGTGTAGTAAATATGACTTTTCGAGGACAAAAGTTGATAAGTGAAAAAAAGAGTGATGTTGGTGAATATGTAGACAAAATGATGAAGGTTAGAGCAGAGATTCAGGAAAAAGAGCGAGTGGATAAAGAAAAGGCTTTGACTGCGCCACCACCTGCTATTAATAAAAAGGAATTAGAGAAAAATCAGAAACTTTTAGCAAAACAGCAACAAGATTTGGAAAAGGCTCAAAAGGCTTTAGAAAAGGATGCTGTAAAAGCATTAAAGGAGAAGGCAAAGGAAGAAGAAAAGTTGAAAAAAGAACAAGAAAAAGAACAGAAAGCTTTATTAAAGGCACAACAAAAAGAAGAAGAAAAGAGACAAAAGGCTTTAGAAAAAGAAGAAGAGAAGAGACAAAAGGCTTTAGAAAAAGAAGAAAAGAAGAAGGCAAAGAAGGGTGGAGCTATAAGTGAAGATAGCGATTCTGAAAGCGATAGCGAAAGTTCTGATTCTGATTCTGATTCTGATTCTGACAGTGATACAAGTTCCAACTCAGATACAAGTTCTAACGAATCAGATTCAGATTCAGAAGAATTAGAAGACCAGGGTCGAGGTCTCAGCGACGAGGAAGATGATGAACCCGTTGCCTTAGACGGATACAAGGACATTGACGCAAATTTAAGGGACAAAGAAGAATTAGAAGGCGACGAATTATTAGCAAGTATGGGAGATTCTGACTACAAAACCACAATTATCCAGGCATATGAATATCTTAAAAAATACAGCTCGCAATATTTGGTGCCCGGAAAACTGGAAACATACAGTCCAAAGTTTTTAGCAATGTTAGAAAACATCAGTAGTCCGGATTACAGAGGTCTTCATCTTGTTTACAGTCAATTCAGGTCAATGGAAGGCATTGGCATTTTTTCGCTAGTATTAGAAGCAAATGGATTTGCGCAATTCAAAATCAAAAAAACAGGAATAGACAGCTGGGAGCTAAATATGAGTGAAGAAGAAATGGGCAAGCCAACATTTGCGCTCTATACTGGGACTGAAGATGCTGAGGAAAGAGAAATTATTCGTAATATTTTCAACGGCATGTGGGACAACATTCCGAACAATATTGCCGCCCAACTGCGCAGGAAAAGTGCGGATAACAATTTAGGCGAAATTATCAAGGTGCTTATGATTACATCTGCGGGGTCCGAAGGCATCAATTTGCGTAACACGCGTTACGTTCATATTATGGAGCCGTATTGGCACCCGGTGCGCGTTGAGCAGGTAATTGGTCGTGCGAGACGTATTTGTAGTCACAAGGATTTGCCATTAGAGTTACAAACGGTGGAGGTGTTTATGTATATCATGCAGTTCACACAGGCACAATTGGATAGCGAGTTTGCGATGGAATTACGTATTAAGGCACAAGATAAGAGCAAATTGGCGCCGTATCCACCTCAAACGTCGGACCAAAAATTGTATGAAATATCCAATATTAAGGAACAATTGTCTTCGCAACTGTTGAAAGGAATTAAGGAGGCGTCGATTGATTGTGCGACTTTTACGAAATCCAATACCAAGGAAGGTTTAGTATGTATGTCATTCAATAATGCCAAGGCGTCTGACTTTTCATATAACCCGAATTATTCGCAAGACCAAAATGATACGGTGGCGGCGATTAATCGAACCACAATCGAGTGGGAAGCTCGTGAATTCATAGTTAGCCCGCTTGAGAAATACATATTACGCATGGATACAAACCAATTGTATGAATATGAGAATGTTAAGGATGTTTTGGCAAATCCGGCAATCCAGCTTAAACCACCGATTGGCAAATTAGTTAAGACGCGGGATGGCAATTATGAAGTTATTAAAAAATAAAATAGCAATTATTTTAAGAATTTAGAAATTAAAAATTTAGGATTTTTGTAATTTATATTATGTTACAGTATAATATAAATGTCGTCCACGTATACGAGCAATAACGTAGTTTACACGTACACACAAGGAGTCCCGGATTCGGCGTATGTAAGTGTCTCACCAAACGCCATTGGAGCGATAACAATTTTAAAGGAGTTCACTGTAGATGATATAACATACCAAGTGAAATCTATTGCTGAGAGTGCTTTTGAAGGTAATATATTAACAACACTGACATTTCAAGCCAATTCTCAAGTAACTTTAATTGGTAATAGATCATTTTATAATAGTGGTTTAGACACTTTGGATATTCCTCTTTCAGTTATAACCATAGGAGAGAGTGCATTTGAATTAAATAAAATTTCATCATTTACTGGGGGTATAAACTTAGAAACTATTGGTGCTCGTGCTTTTGCGTCTAACAAATTAACATCGCTAACTATTCCGAATAAAGTCAAAACAGTTTCAGCAAACGCATTTTCAAGTAATTCATTAATCACTGTAATGTTTTTAGGTTCGGATGTGGAAACCATTGGAACGTCAGCTTTTCAAGGGAATTCAATGACAAAACTGTTTATTCCTAAATCAGTTTCAAGTTTAGGCGCATCTGCTTTCAGAAATAACAAATTAAGAGAAGTGTATTTTTTTAGTGCTGTGACAATTGGAACAAATTGTTTTATTGGAAATGATAATGTAATTAATGCGTATTATCTTACAGACATCTCAAATGATTTTATATCTACGCCTTCGCCATTTACTTCAAAAACATCTAAAAGTGTAGTTGAAATGCTTACTCCTTTATTAGACGAAGTGGGTGTTTCAGTTGAGACTTTGGTAAATGATGATTATACTTTTGACCAGCTTGCTGAGGCTCAGGCAACAGCTGAGCAATTGTTTGGATATTTTGACAATATCTCTTCTCCTGTGCCCCTGTCTAGTTATATTTCTTATTTTTCAGTATCCGCATTAAAGACTGCTAAGCCGTCGCTTACAATTACTAATTTCAAGGATGCCGAAGCACCTATTCAGCAAGTATTTGACCAATTTAAAAACGCAGGATTATTTCGATTGTCTGCGATGATCAGTGCCAATTATACAGTTGAAGAAATAGCTAGTAATGTTACAGCGTCTCCTGTCCTTACCGTTACTGATTTCAAGCAAGCGAATGCCAATAAAAAACAAGTATGTGATCATTTCGCCTTGTCATTGGTTATTGGAGCCGGATACAGTGTTGATGAAGTGATTGAAAATGCTACAACTGTCCCTACAATTGGTGATTTCAAGAGTGCTTCAGCTGATATACAGCAAGTTTTTACCAAATATGGATTGTCTGAGATGATTGGCGTTTTTTACAGGGTTGATGAAGTGATTAACGGAGTTAATCCTGATCCGTCAATTGGTGATTTCAAGGATGCTTCAGCTCCTATACAGCAAGTTTTTACCCAATTCGGTTTATCAGCAATGATTACGGCTAATTATACTGTGTCAAGTATTATCGAGGGTGTCACATCTACTACTCTTGGATACAGTAATTTTGCCAGTGCCGGTAATGCTTCTGCTGTCTACCTAATGACCTACTTTGATTACAATTTGTTACTAGCGAATTTTACAGTTTCTCAAATAAAAGTCGCAAGCAACGACACTAGTGTCAAATTGAGTAACCGAAACCTGAATGCTGGAAATTTCGAGACACACGATGCCCCCATTTGGCAAATGTTGAATGCATTTGATTTGTCTGTATTGACGCCATTATACACAACTCAAGAATTGGTTTCTAACAGTCAAGATGCTAGAGTTACCCTTACAGTTAATCAAAACTTGACTTTAGCAAAAATGAAGGAATTAAATGATGAGTTGTGGCAAGTGATGAATTATTATTCTGATTTAGCTGATTTGTTACAGGTTGATTATCCTGTTGCTGATTTAGTTGCTGCTTCAAACCAAGTGGATGGTGATGGAAACAGACTAGTTACTGTGACTGCTTTACAAGATCTTGGTAACAAACTTGCGTCATTTGTTGCCGCAAATACTACTGTGATTAGTCGTCCAAATGGTGTTTCCAGATTATCGAACTTGATTAGTTACTTTTCATTGTCTGCTTTGTTTGGACATTACAGTGTTGCTGAGTTGAAGGCTGCTAAATCGACACTTACCGCAGGTGATTTTAAGGGTACTCAAGCGAGTGTTCAAGAAGTTTATAATAATTACACATTGTCTGACATGATTTCCGGTTTATACAGTGTTGAAGAATTGGTTAACGGTGTTAGTATTGTTCCGTCAATTGGTGATTTCAAGGCAGCTTCAGCTCCTATTCTTCAAGTGTTTCATCAATACAAGACAGTTGGCACCTATAGATTATCTGCGATGATTGGAGCCAATTATTCAGTCGCTGACATAGTTACTGGAGTTACTGGAGATACTGTTAGTCCTGCGATTGGAATTGGTGATTTCAAGGATGCTTCAGCTCCTATTCTCGATGTGTTTCAACAATATAAGACAGTTAACAATAGATTATATCCGATGATTCAAACTGGATATACAGTTGCTGAAATAGTTTATGGATTTACCGGAGTTACAGTTGATCCTCCGATTGGAATTACCGATTTCAAAGATGCTTCAGCTCCTATTCAGGACGTTTTTACTCAATTCGGGTTATCACAAATGGTTAAGGCTAATTATACTGTGTCAAGTATTATCGAGGGTGTTACATCTACTACTCTTGAATACAGTGATTTTGTTCAAGTCGATGCAGATGCCGGTCTTTCAGCTGCCTACCTAATGACCTACTTTGATTACAATTTGTTACTGCCTAATTTTACAGTTTCGCAAATAAAAACTGCGAGCAGCGACACTGGTGTCAAATCAAGCAATCAAAATTTGGTTGCTCAAAGTTTTAAGGATCACAGTGCCTCTATTTGGCAAATGTTGAATGCCTTTGCCTTGTCTGATTTGACGCCATTATACACAACTCAAGAATTGGTTGTTGCTTCAAATGAAAAAGATGGTTCGGACAATTTCCTCGTTACAGTTATAGCTAATCGAAGCTTGGATTTAGACAAAATGAAGCAGGCTGGTGATGAGTTGTGGCAAGTGATGAATTATTATTCTAGTTTAGCTGATTTGTTACAAGTTGATTATCCTGTTGCTGATTTAGTTGCTGCTTCAAACCAAGTGGATGGTAATGGAGTCAGACTTGTTACTGTTCCCGAATTACAAGATCTTGGTACTACTACTGAGACTACAGGGGGGCTTGCTAAATTTGTTGCCGCAAATGCTACTGTGATTACTCGTACAACTGTTTCTAGATTATGGAATTTGGTTAATTACTTTGAGTTGCCTGCTTTGTTGGTACATTACAGTGTCGCCGAGTTAAACACAACATCAACAGATACTAGAGTTTCTGAAAGTAAAACTGTTACTCTAACAAGCCTTAAAAATGCTCCGGCAGATACTGATGATATGTTGACAGAATTTGGCTTACACTCACTCTTTGATAATGGTTACACAATTGCTGATTTAAAATCTTTGGTAACAGTTGCTGAATTTTGGGCTCTAACATTATTTACAGAACTTAATCATGTAAATCCCACTGTTCAACAATTGTTTGAAGCTGAATACTCATTACAAGAATTGTGGACTGGTATTGATGACGTAGCAACAATATATGATGGTCTAACTGTGAAACCGACTGTGGCGGAATGGTGGGCTTTACCCACCAGTAAACCAAGTGTTCAACAATTATCTGTCAAATATGGATTACAGGAGTTGTGGAATGGCATTAATAACGTGTCAACGATAAGAACCGGATTAACAACTACTCCTACAGTGTCGCAATTTAAGGAACTTACAACTCCTCCTACTATTCAACAATTGCTTGATGGTGGCTATACTTTAAAAGAATTAGTTGTTGATTACAGTGTTGAAGAATTGGTTGCTGGCCTTAACCCTGTTCCGTCAATTGGTGATTTCAAGGCAGCTGAAGCTCCTATTCTTCAAGTGTTTCATCAATACAAGACAGTTGGTACCTATAGATTATCTGCGATGATTGGAGCCAATTATTCAGTTGCTGACATAGTTGCTGGAGTTATTGGAGATACTGTTACTCCTGCGATTGGAATTGGTGATTTCAAGCAAGCTAATGCTCCTATTCTTCAAGTGTTTCAACAATACAAGACAGTTATCAATAGATTATCTGCGATGATTCAAGCTGGATATACAGTTGCTGACATAGTTACTGGAGTTACCGGAGTTACAGTTGATCCTCCGATTGGAATTGGTGATTTCAAGGATGCTTCAGCTCCTATTCAGGAAGTGTATGAACAATACAAGACAGTTGGTACCTATAGATTATCTGCGATGATTGGAGCCACTTATTCAGTTTCTGAAATAGTTACTGGAGTTACTGATAGTAGTAATCCGATTGGAATTGGTGATTTCAAGGATGCTTCAGCTCCTATTCTGGAAGTGTATGAACAATATAAGACAGTTAACAATAGATTATCTGCGATGATTGGAGCCAATTATTCAGTTTCTGAAATAGTTACTGGAGTTACCGGAGTTACAGTTGATCCTCCGATTGGAATTGGTGATTTCAAGGATGCTTCAGCTCCTATTCTTCAAGTGTTTCAACAATACAAGACAGTTAACAATAGATTATCTGCGATGATTCAAGCTGGATATACAGTTGCTGAAATAGTTTATGGAGTTACCGGAGTTACAGTTGATCCTGAGATTGTAATTGGTGATTTCAAGGATGCTTCAGCTCCTATTCAGGAAGTGTATGAACAATACAAGACAGTTGGTACCTATAGATTATCTGCGATGATTGGAGCCCTATATTCAGTTTCTGAAATAGTTACTGGAGTTACTGATAGTAGTAATCCGATTGGAATTGGTGATTTTAAGGATGCTTCAGCTCCTATTCTGCAAGTGTTTCAACAATACAAGACAGTTGGTACCTATAGATTATCTGCGATGATTGGAGCCACTTATTCAGTCGCTGACATAGTTGCTGGAGTTATTGGAGTTACGGTTGATCCTGCGATTGGAATTGGTGATTTCAAGCAAGCTTCAGCTCCTATTCAGCAAGTGTATAATCAATATAAGACAGTTACGAATAGATTATCTGCGATGATTGGAGCCACTTATTCAGTTTCTGAAATAGTTACTGGAGTTACTGATACTAGTAATCCGATTGAAATTGGTGATTTCAAGGATGCTTCAGCTCCTATTCAGCAGGTGTTTACTCAATACGGTTTATCAGCAATGATTGACGCTGAATATATTGTCTCAGATATAAAAGCTGGTGTTACATCTACTACTCTCGAATACAGTGATTTTGTTGGTGCCGAGGCTGAAGCTTGGAACTTAATGACCCAGTTTGATTACAATTTGTTACTGCCTAATTTTAGTGTTTCACAGATAAAAGACGCAAGCAGTGACAGTCGTGTCAAAGCAAGTAACAGTTCGCTTACTGCTCAAAAATTCAAGGATCACAGTGCCTCTATTTGGCAAATGTTGAATGCCTTTGCCTTGTCTCTTTTGACACCATTATACACAACTCGACAATTAGTTGATGCTTCCAATCAAAAAGATGGTTCGGAAAATTTCCTTGTTACTGTTTTAGAATACCAAGACTTAACCGCATCAGATATGAAGGGTGCTGAGGATGAGTTGTGGCAAATCATGAATGTTTATCCATTGGCTGATTTGTTACAATTGGATTATTCTGTTGCTGAATTAGTTGCTGCTTCAAATCTTATTGATAGTAATGGAGACAAACTTGTTACTGTCACTGATTTACAAGACCTTGGTACCAAACTATCTTCATTTGTTGCCGCAAATACTACTGTGATTACTCGTACAACTGTTTCTAGATTATGGAATTTGGTTAATTACTTTTCATTGTCTGATTTGGTGGTACATTACAATGTTGCCCAGTTAAACGCAACATCAACTGATACTAGAGTTTCTGAAAGCAAAACTGTTACTGTAGCTAAACTACATGATATTCCCATGCCTATTCAGGATATGTTGACCGAATTTGGCTTACAAGCACTTTGGGATGATGATTACACAATTGCCGAATTAAAATCTTTAAATGTAACAGTTGCTCAATTTTGGGCTTTAAGCTCAGTCGCAGAGAACCATCGTGTCAAACCCACTGTTCAACAATTGTTTGTAGCTGAATACTCATTACAAAACTTGTGGACTGGTATTGGTGACGCAGCAACCATATATGATGGTCTATCTGTGAAACCAACTGTGGCGCAATGGTGGGCTTTAACCAGCGGTAAACCAACTGTTCAACAATTATCTGCCAGATATGGATTACAACAATTATGGGATGGCATTGTCACATCGACGCGATCAGATGACGTGTCAACGATAAGAACCGGATTAACTCCTACTCCTACAGTGTCGCAATTTAAGGAACTTACAGGAGCACCTACAGTCAAGCAATTGTTTGATGGTGGATATACTTTAGCAGCATTAGTTGCTGGGTTGTATACTGTCAATCAAATAAGAAACACTACAACTGGTATTGGCAACGCATCACAACAAACTCCTACATTGGTAGAATTTAAGAATGCTGGTGCTCTTTTGTGGCAGCTATTAAATTGCTCGTTATATAGGAATATGCCTGGAGCTGTTGGAATGTCAGGGTTCCCATTGGGGCATTTTATAAGGGTTGGTTACAAGGTTTCAGAAATAGTTGAAGCATCAAAACTAAAGGATGCTTTTAATAATTATCTTGTTGACGAGGATTCAAACAATCAAAATCTAACTCCTTTAAAATTTAATCCTGACGGTATGCAATACCTCTCAGACACTAACCAATTTGTGTATTTCACTGCTTCAGAAAAAATGGATATCTTATGTGACGTATTGAGCTATTTTGAACCAGGCCAAATTATAAATAACGCCGATGACGGTTTATACGATTATTATTTTAGAGTGCCTAAGATGATTGAGGCAAGTAAGCTAAAGGATGAATTGGGTAACTATAAAGTTACTAAGGTTGATAACCAAGAATTGGATACAAAATTTTCACGATTTATAACTGGTACTGATATTACAAAAGTAAGATCAGGATTAACACATCGATTATTAAGATACAAAAGCCTTTTTACATCATTTTCTATAATAGCCTTTGAAGATGCTTATGATGTAGGTGAAGTACTAGGTGCTAATGCCTCTTATAATAGTGGTACTGATAATGCTTGGGACGCACAAAATGACTGGAGAGTTTCTCTATCAGAGTTGAAATCTGTACCAATACCAACAACTCGTATGGTTGAATATTATATGACAAGAAGTCAAGGTTTACAAACGCTATGGGATCTTCAATACTCGGTAAGTGAATTAAGACTAGCTAGTAATGAAGTCTTCGACAATATTTACACCAACCCTGATCGTATCTCAGTTCAAAAATTATTGGCTTTAAGTACATCTGGAACTCGCCCGAGACCAACCATTCGTCTATTACAAGCCGGCGGTTACACTTTGGAACTATTGTCTCTTGGAATGTCAGGTGGGTCTTTATCTCCTTTAATAGCTGATAACACTGGTATGTCCCCGCCACCAACAGTAGCAGATTTTTATAACGAAACTCTTTTTCCTGAATCTAGCCGCCGACCTAGTATTCAGCAATTGTATAATACATACGGTCTTCAAAAATTGTTCAACGATTTATCGGTATTTGATCAAATCAGCTATCTAAATAGCGAGGGTATGAATTTAATTAAGACTGGTTTAACTCCAGAAACGACTGTGTCAGAATGGTGGGCTTTAAGTCCGAAACCCACTGTTGAGAAATTATCTTCTAATGGAAAATATGGGTTACAAGCATTGTGGAACGGAATTGGCGACGTTGAGATTATACATAATGGACTAGATGTGAAACCGACCGTGGCACAATGGTGGGATTTAAGTCCGAAACCAACTGTTGCCCAACTATTTGTTGTATATAATTTACAAGCCTTATGGGATGGAATTCGTAGTGTATCAACTATTAAATCCGGAATATCACCGACCGTGACACAATGGTGGGCTTTAAGTACAAAACCTTCTATAAACCAATTGTCTGAAGGTAACTACACATTACAAGAATTATGGGACTATTTTGCCAGCGTGGAAACTGTGTATGATGCTCTAACATCTAAACCTAGTGTGTCTGAATGGTGGACTTTAAGTATAAACACGTTAACACATGTTTTGAAACCTACTGTTGCGCAATTATCCGTTAGATACTCATTACAATTATTATGGAATGGAATTGGTAATGTTTCAACCATTAAAGCAGGACTACAAACAACAGTAGCACAATTTTGGGCTTTAAGTCAAAAACCAACGATTCAGCAATTGTATGTTGGTGGATTTGAAGTAGCAGAATTAATAGCTGGTAATACTGGAATTAAAATTTCAGACGTATTGTCTTCTGTTTCACAAAATGGAAACACTTCGGCTAGCACCATTATAGCTGACCTTAAAACAATTGGATTCAAAATAAACCTACCTGCACCCCGAATTAAATCAGCTAGTTATACCAGTGGTTCTGTAATTTTAACACTTGTTCAGGCTAGTCCAGATATTCCTATAACTCAATATTTAGTTAGTTATACATCTGACGGCGGTCAAACATGGTCTGAATATGCTGTTGTAAGGGATAGTACAAGCACTGCTGTTCCAAAGGCACCATTATTACCTAATGTTAGTGGTAATTTGATAATAAATGGTATTACATCGACCAGGAAGTTACACTCGTTCAGATTAAAGGCAGAAGGTTCAGAAATACAAAGTAACACATCAAATACAATTAAAAACTTATTAATTTAAATATTGACAAGTAATTTGTAATAATGTAATTTGTAAAATATAAAAATAATATTGTTTATATATTTTATTTACTCCCCTTTTCTAATAGTGATAATATTTGTCCCATCATTTGAACAAGGGTATCTATTTTATTATTCAGTTGATTGAATTTATCATCGGTTGTTATTAATGGTGTTATTAATGGAGTTATACTTTGTACTGTCGTTATACTTTGTACTGTTGTTATATCTTTGTTTATCGCAGTTTTTTTTAATTTATTGAATATATTGGAAGTTTCTTCTATGTCTTTAAGATTAATACTTTCATAATCATCTACATGTAATGTTACGTTATCATCAAATGATACTGATTTTTTCAAAACATTTGTATTGGTGTTTGTATTAGGATTAAGATTAGGATTTGTTCCTTGTATTTGTTCAATGTCAAATTTACGCTTTGCCATTGTCTCGGCAATGAGCGCCTCCATTTCCATAATCTTCATTTCAGGCTCCACCTTGTCTGAGAAATCAACAGGTTGAGGCTTCTTGAGATTGATTGAACTCTCAAATTCATTCCGTTTATCAGTGACTTGCTTTTCAAAATCGGTTTGCCTTGCGCTATGAATATCTTCTACCTTGTAAGGCTCACCAATTATTTCCTCGCTAATATTTATTAGTTTCATTTGTTGTTCCTGTTTCAAATTTGGAAATAACTGATTGACCGCAATTAGAACCTGATTTAAAAATAATTTGTTCAAGTTCATTAATCCAGCGTTTGGATTTGCTCTTGTTGTAAACAGACTAATATTGCCATCGAATACGGTTTTGATGTTTTGTACAATCGTCGATGAATTAGGGTTTATATGAAGCTCATCTAACAAAACTTCCCATAACATGATTACATTCTTATTATTCAAAAAGTTTTTGATATTTGGTGATAAGTTTGTTGTATTTATTTTTGTTGTATTCATTGGTCAAGTTTATTTATAAATAATAACCTAGTGTTTTTATGTTATTATTTTGTTAGTTTATTTTAAATTTTAAATTTATATAAAAGTTTTATAAAGGTTCATCATTGTAGTATATTTTTCTGAATTGCTGTACATAGGTATCCTTTATAACATGTGTTTTCAAATAATGTTCCGTGACTTTATCTTCAAGCATATGTACTATAAAATATATTGAATATACTCCACATTCGGAATCCTTATATTGGTGCTCTAATGGATGATTTTGGTCAAATTTGAAGTTTATTTTTTCAGGCAAGTTGTTACCTTGTTTTGTCACGGTTTTAACAAATTTCATTACTTGTTTTGGCGCTTTATCGCCTGCGCTGTCGAAAAAGAATATGGTGCCCTTTTTAATATTTATAAACAATGATATCCAATGTTCGCCGCCCTTGGTATGCGGATCCGTATTAAACACGACGCCGATTTTATTCTTTCCGTTTTTGATTTGTTCGGCTAAATCGAAGTGACACAGTTCTTCCCAAACGCATTCACCGTATAATTTATGGGTGTCGTAATCAATTGGGGATGGTCCTAGAAACTCAAAACACTTGTATGATTTTTCATATTGGTTCATTACTTCAATAATATCGATACTGGATAGCCACTCTCTTGGATTCTTTTTCCATTCAATCGGCGACACGGGGGCAAATGATTCGAGTAGTTCTTTTTCCATTTTGGTGCCCTTTGTCATCTGTCGCACCCAACACGATTCCTTGTTACAGATTTTGGTGTAATAATTTTTCAACATTTCCCATATTTCTTTTGAGTCATTTGTTGTAATCTTTTTATCAGGGTGTCTTGCGTTCCACATATCGCGCAACTTTTGTAAGTCGGTGTCGGTATAACATGTGTATTCTTTGACTTCGTTTTTATCCTTAGGGCTACAATTTAGTTTTTTAAACTGCTTTTCCGAACTGTCTCCATTTACAAAGGTTTTGTTAGTTTGTTTCTCATTTAACCTTAGTTTTTGGGTTTTCTTTCTTTTGCTACTCTTGTGTTTTCCTTTATTGATATGTTTACTATTTTGTCTTTTTGTTTTTATCATTTGTTTTGTCTTCATATAATCTATTAATATTTTTCTTTTCTGTATTTTTATAATTGGTTGGTGATTCAAGGACAACTTCTTTACTAGATATCTCAGTATTGGCGTTATTATGTCTCGGTATAATTTGGTTTTGTTTGTATGTTTGACGCACTTTGCTAAACCAATCCAGTGGCAGATGCTGAATATCATCTACACCTTTGGATTTTGTATTTGCGAATTTCTTATACCTTGTTTCATTTTTAGGTTCGAATTGCGTTATTAAAATCGGACCTTTATTTGTATTGCTTATTTCTTTTGATGCGCTTGATTCTGCTACTATTTCATTTGCACTAGAGCTTGCGCTTGATTCTTCTTCCAAGTCATCTTCTTCTTCGTCTTCTTCTTCTAAGCTTAATTCTTCTTCTGCGCTTGATTCTGCTTCTTCTGCGCTTGATTCTGCTTCTTCTAAACTTAATTCTTCTTCTTCCATTTTTTCAAAATTGTCATTATTTGACGCTTTCATTTTGAGATAATAGATACTCTTCTCAACAAAATATGTATAACTGTGTTTGACGTCTTCTAACAAATCAGACGGAACCTGATCATCCAATAATTTTAAAAAAAGATCCACAAATTGATCTTTATAAATCTCCATATCTGTCTTCATTTTGTCTTCCTCCTTTTGCTTAATCTTTTTATTCAGTTTTTGTAATTGTTGTTTACTTATTAAGAAATTCAGTGTGATTTGATTTACTAAATCGTCTGACATTTTATGAATATAATAAATGATAATAGAATATAATTTGTTATAAAATGTAAAATGTAAAAAAATGTATTTTATACAGTAGTAGGGTTAGTTAGATCCTTCACTTGTTGTCGAGTTGCGTTATTAAATAGACCATATCCAATTACATCTGGATTAGGATTGGGATTAAATGAATTAAACTGTTCATTTTTAAACAAATCAGGAAACGGTTGCGCAATTGAATTATTTTGTTGCCAGCCATACTTATATAAATCGCTGTTACTACCGGGTACATAAAACGCCTGACTACATTCTTGTAAAGCATTTGTTTGCCCCCTTAAATCAGACTCCTTATTTACATTCGATGCGAATCCAGACCATGGACCAAAATCGTTGCCGGGATTAAATGTGTTTCTAGTATTAAATGTTGCTTGCTGTGTTAATTTTGTCTTAATAGGGGCTCTTAAGTCGACAATTGGCATTAATGCGTATTTGGTTGAAACCGCGCGAGCGTCTAAATATGGCTGTAATTGGCTGCTTGGAATGTTACGACTATAAGTACGACTATTCATTGTACTCTCTTTTTGAGAAGATGTTTGGTCATTGTATTCAAATGCGTTCATTATTATAATATCATAACAAAATAAATTATAATATTAATTAAAATGTATTAGATACAATTGTCTTAATTGTATTAATAATGTGTGGAATTTTTGCTTTATTGAATTATAAAAATGAAGAGGAACCGAATCCTTCAGATACAAGCGCAACTAGTGGAAGCGATGGAGGAAGCAGTACAAGCGCAAGCGAGAACAGTGAAAAGAAGCCCGTAAATAAAAACACTGACCAAGAATTTATTAAAGCGCAGTTTGAAAAGGGTCAGCATAGAGGTCCCGAATTCTCCGAAATATTGCTACACGAGGAAGAGAAGTACATTCAAGGCTTCCATCGACTGGCAATTAACGGCCTAACCAGTTTATCCAATCAGCCGCTAAATATATGGAATTGTAGTTTAATATGTAACGGAGAAATCTATAATTACAAGAAATTATACGAGATAATGAAAATCGAACCTAAAACCGAATCCGACTGCGAAGTAATTGTTTACTTATACAGAAAATATGGAATTGAGCACGCAATTAAAATGTTAGACGGTGTCTTCTCTTTTATATTATATGACTACGAGTATAACACTATTTTTGTTGCTAGAGACCCTTATGGTGTAAGACCGCTGTATTATTTTACTTCAAGAGATGATAGTGGTGTTATTGGTTACGCATCCGAGCTCAAAATGCTTTGTGAAATGGCGAATGTTGAAGAACAACCTGTCATGTATTTTCCAACTGGTTCATATGTTCAGCATGTTTTAATCGAAGGTAACTGGATAATGTGTCCGCATATTAAATACCATATTCCGTCTTTTGCGTATTCGTATCCTCAGGCACTATATGATCTCCAACAAAAAACGCGTGAATCTATATTCCAATATTATATTGCCGGAATTCACGACAAATTGGAATCCGCGGTTAAGAAACGATATCTAAATACCGAAAGACCCATTGCTTGTTTGCTATCCGGTGGTCTCGACAGCAGTTTAATTACCGCATTGGTTCAGAAAATTCATAGTAGAAATATTCCTAGTGGATATACAAGACCCAAGGTGAATTTAGAGACCTATAGTATTGGGTTGCCCGACTCGGAAGACTTGGCGTATGCGCGCATGGTGGCGAATTATATCAAGTCGAATCATACTGAAATCACTGTCAGTGAAGATGTAATGATTGATGTTATTCCCGAGGTAATCAAGGCAATCGAGAGTTACGATGTCACGACTATAAGAGCCAGTCTTGGCAACTATTTACTAGGGAAATTCATTTCTAGAAACAGTAACGCGAAGGTGATTTTTAATGGTGACGGTTCGGATGAGGTGTGTGGTGGCTATTTGTATATGAACAAGTGTCCTGACTCAATTGAGTTCGATAGAGAGACGCATCGTTTGTTACGAGATATCTATATGTATGATGTGTTGCGTTCAGATAAGAGCATTTCTTCGAATGGACTGGAGCCAAGAACGCCGTTTTTAGATAAGGAATTTGTGAATTTCTATTTGTCGATACCGGTTGAATTTCGTAATCACAATGTCACGGGAACAATGGAGAAGTTTTTGTTGCGAAGTGCCTTTCAGAAGGACAAATTGCTGCCAGATGAGATTCTTTGGCGCAAGAAGGAGGCATTTAGCGACGGTGTCAGTACCAAGGGTAGGTCGTTATTTACTGTTTTACAAGAAAGTATCGTGAAAACGTTCATGGTTGATAGCGATTTAAGTCCTAGAGAGAAGGAGAAGCTTTATTATAAGCATATCTTTGATAAGGAGTTTCCAAATCAGTCCCACATAATGTCTTACTATTGGATGCCAAAGTATGTGTCCGCAAAAGATCCGAGTGCCCGAACGTTGGCGATTTATGATGACGAGAACGCAACTGATGTTGATACAGAGGATAGTGATAATGAAAAAGAAACGATTGATATAAGCGTTATCAATAAAAGCAAGGAAGAAATAAAAGAAGAGGTAAAAGAAGAAAAAAAGGAAGAGGTAAAAGAAGAGAAAAAGGAGGAAATCAAGGAAGAAAAAAAGAAGAAAGTATATAAGAAAAAAGAAAAGGAAGAAAAGCCTGAGAAAAAAGAAAAGCCTGAGAAAAAAGAGAAGCCTGAGAAAAAGGAAAAACCTGAGAAAAAGGAAAAGAAAGTAAAACCTGATAAGGCTTAGAATAAATAAACGAAAATAAAATAAAATAATATATAATATATTTGATTATATTATATAATCTAAAATGAATTTGTATCTACTTCAGAAGCATGGGTTTTCTGTTATTATATATCTAACATGGTTTCTGTATTTTGTCATTCTATTAGGTCTGTCGGCAAACGCACCTCAATATTTAAATGACCTACAATATTACGTCAAAATGTATGTTAGTTTGTTTTTAATTGTGCGTTTTAATCCATTTACTCGTGTGAGTTTTAATGAATTGGATGCGAAAATCGCATTTAGCGCGGGTGTGTTTTTAATAACAACTACAGCAATAAATGGGTTATTAGAAATGTATTTAGACAAACTGAAAGGCTTATTGCGTGTGTTTCAATTATAGAATGCAAATATAGAATGCGATTATAGACGTTTGTTTTTTATAGTTTTTATTATAGGTTTTCTATTTGTGTTTATAGGTTTTCTATTCTTAACCGTTTTATTACTATTTGTATTTGTATTACTATTGGCATTTGTATTCCGATTGAAAAACGTGCGTAGATGATGTAGTATTTGTTTGGTCAACATTGTGTCAATTTCGTGCTCCAAATGCGGTTTCTCTACATACGTGTAATTATAGCGTTTCATTCCGACAATAATTTCATCCTTCATTGATGTAGGTGCGTTTTTGAAAAGCAATCCACTGGAAATAAATCGGTCGATAATCGTCTCAAATGGCAGGTCATATGTATACGGTTTGATGTGTATATAATATATATTATCGTTAGTCATACCGGGATGAAATACGTCATCAATAAAGCATATTTGTGTGGTTTCAGGGATTTTAGTACAACTAATGAAATCCTTATGGGTTTTCATGTGCGTAGTTCGACATAATTCAACTTGTTTTCCATTGACTTTAAATGCGCCAATGATTTGGTCAAATAATGCGAAGTTCAGCTTGTCTTCGAAATAACCTTTGATTTGCTGAGCCCATTCTGGCGGTCCTTGGTTGTTAGTATATATCATTAATTTGTGACAATGTTGATCCTGTTTTTGTTTTTTCAGATACTTCAATATGTTTAAAATATTTGGACGTGTGAACTCGGGATATAAATCCAACAGTTTATTAAATAGGCTTTGGTCAAATACTATCTTTGGATTCGTATTCGTGTTGTCTTCATTATTTTTATAATACTGCTTCAATGTGTCCCAAAACATGCCAAACTCTACAAAATAACCTAGAGTTTCGTCTAAATCAAATACAACTATTTTAGAACTGCAATTCATACAATAACATATTATATTGTATGATATTATAAAACAAAAAATAAAATATTGTAAATAAATATAGACACTTATGTCTACTGAATTAACCAATAAAGATTATACCAGTATCTTAAACTTTTATAAAATGAAAATTCCCAAATCGAAGCGACTTTTGAAGAAACAGGCAGAACAGATTATGGCTGAAAAACTGTGTAGATGTATTAAGAAGGTTGATCTTAGCAATGAGGCTAAATCAATTGGCATCTGTACTAAGACGATATTCAATAATAAGGGCTACACTCGCGGCAAATTTACTTGTAAAAAAAATCGGACGGTTAAGTTTAGAAGAAGCTAGCAAATAAAACAAAACAATATAAAAAATAAAAAAATAAATATACTTTAATGAATACCTTTATGAATAAAAAAAATAGTTACGATATTATTATTATTGGATCCGGAATTGCCGGTTTATATAGCGCTTACAACATTCAAAAACTTACTCCCAATACGACCTTTCTGGTTTTAGAAAAATACAAAAAAAATTGGATTGGTGGTCGAATTAATAATGAGGAGTTTTATGGCACCACTGTGGTTACGGGCGCCGGAATTGGTCGCAAAGATAAGGATCATTTGCTACAGGCGCTGCTAAAAGAACTACATATTGAATACACTGATTTCAAATTGGACGTTAATTATGCCTTACTTGATGGAGAGCCAGCGGATGTAAATAAGATTTTTCAAATGTTAAAAAAGGAGTATCTTAAACACGAAAAAAGTTTAAGAAAAACATTCAAGCAATTTGCTAAACCGCTTCTTGGTGCGAAATTATACGACCACTTTATTGAAACTATCGGATATACTGATTATGAAAACGAAGATGTATCACAGACTTTATATAAATATGGCATGGATGATAATACGGGCGGGTTAAATGGTCTTTATATTCCGTGGAAAAAATTAATCCAAACACTGGTTCACAAAATTGGCACGCAATTTATAAGGGCATCTAACAATGTTACCAGTATCAAAACAGTCTCCAATGAGACTTTAAGAAAATACGTATTAGAGACCGATAAAGGTCTAACATATTACTGTGATAAGGTTATATTGGCTACTACAATTACGGGTATACAAAAGTTGCTACCTCAAATACTAAATAAGACCCAATATAGCCTTTACAATTATATAAAAGGTCAGCCATTTTTGCGTCTGTATGCTAAGTTTCCTAAGGCATCGGCGGATATTATGCGGCAATATGTGCCAACATATACCATTGTTTCGGGTCCATTACAGAAAATAATACCCATGTCTAAGGAAAAAGGTGTTTATATGATTGCTTATTCTGATAACGCCAATGCCGAAGTTTTAAAGGATTATTTAGAGAATACTGCGAAAAACCGTTTGTTTTTTTCCAAGTTGTTAGAAGAGACACTAAGAATTCCTCCGAATACATTACAAATTACATCATTGCTTGATTTTTATTGGCCGATTGGCACACATTATTACACTCCTTTGCCGAGAGGGATTAAAGTAAATGAATATATACACGACGTTCAACATCCTTTACAAGATGTACTGGTTGTTGGCGAGGTTGTTGCGGAGAACCAAGGCTGGACAGAGGGTGCGCTAGATAGTGTTGCTAAAGCGCTGACAAAAAAATGGCTTTTTTTAAAATAAATAAAAAAAAAATTAAAAATAAATAATAAAAAATAAATAGTATAGTAATTTTTTATATACATTATAAAAAATTATATAAATTATAAATTATTAAAAAGGTTTAACGACTAAACCATTGGCTTTGTCCCTTAAATTCACCGAAACTGAGACCTAAAACATCAAAGTAAAATGCCTGTGTTGAATAGCCAAGAGATCGATAGTATTTATACATACGCATTGTCGATCCACCACCTGAACTTGATCCGTTCGCAATTAGTGAGCCGATTGTTTTGCTTCCATTCGCGCCCGATATTCTTAAAGTTCTTAAAAATCCTGCCATTTTATATTCTAACGCAATATTTTATTTTTTTTAAAGATCTTGAACCAAATAATATCCATGGTAGCCAATTGCCGCCATTCCCAACATTAATAGTAGTTCAAAGAATTTTCTAGGTGTTTCTAAACCTTGGAATCCAATGTATACTAACAAAGGTCCGATAATAAGGAAATGGATGTAATTCACCCACGCACTTTGTCCCTGTTTGTATTTATTATAAGCTAAATACATATGATATATTGTGATGAATGCGCCTAATACTAGCAAAAATGGAAACATTAGTTTTGATATTGTATCTCTCTTGATTCCTACATATAAAAAGAGAGGTCCCACTAACAAAATGTGGAATAAATGTACAATAAAATACTTGTCAATTTTCATGATTATATTTTATACCTATATATTATATTTTATAAGTATATTTTATAGGTGTATATTATAATAATGGCTTTCAAATATTCAAATGTCCAGCACAAACATCATGGTCCGAATAAAAAGACCCGTAAGGTTCATATTGTTGGCAGCAAAGGCTACAAATGTGTCGCACATTTTAGACGCGGTAAAAAAACACATTATACCAGGAAGCAACTAACAAAAACGGAAATAAATATGATACAAAATGGCAAATTTGTTAAAGGATTGTTTAATGATTGTCAGCCTACTAAAAAGTAGAATCATCGTCTTCATCTATTTCATTTGTGTCTTCTTCATCTATTTCATTTGCTCCTATTTCATTTGTGTCTTCTTCATCTATTTCATTTGCCCCTATTTCATTTGCTTCTGAGTCTTTCAAGTGATCCAACGCGCTCAATATAATCAATTCTTGTGATGTTAGTTTTTGGAATATGATAACATCATCCATCTTGAAATTATAATGTCGGTGCATAAAATTCTTACATGTTATGAATACTCCTTCGTCCGTAATTTTAATGTCACATACAATCCCGCATTGGTTCAGTGGCAAATGATCCGGGTCTATAATTGGTATCCAACGCACAAATCCACCGTGCTTCAAATCCGTCAACTCATCCACATATTTGTAGCCTTTTAGCTTACCCAAGTACTCTAATGCTACAGGTTTGTCTAATTTCAACTCTTGTATTATTCTCCAATTCATTTCTCTAATTTTCTCTGTCGTAAAATTTATGATACTTTCGTTTGAATTATTGTCGAGCGCTTTCTCGAGCTTGTCTATATCTAATGAATTTGGTTTAATATTGTTAGTATTGTTAGTTAGTTTTGTCTCATTATTGGTTGTTTTATTATTCATTTTAAAAGAACTCATAAATTTTATATAATAATTTATATAATAAAATAAGTTTAAATATTTTATTATATTATATTCTAATCTAACACTATTCAAATGATTTGTCGTTTTTTAAAAAAAATATTTTGTTGTTTTCTTTTAGATACAACCGATGAAGATGATGTATATAATGCGTTACACAATGATGCGAATCTTACCGAAGAGGATGTGCGAGTAACGTCTCCGTCTCCGTCATTGCTTGATAATAACAATGATAATCGATACAATTTAAGCGACGAACCGGATGTTTCATATCACCAAATATATCATATATATTATAAGTAACAATATATTATAAGTAACAATATATTATCTGTAACAATATATTATCTGTAACAATATATTATCTGTAACAAGGTTTTTACCAACTTTGTCCAAAGGGTGACGCGAAAGCACCGCCATCATTTGCCGCCATCGGACCCATATCAGAACCGTCCATTCCAGGAGTAGCCGCACCAACTAGTGGTGTATTATCATTCTGATACATGCTGTTGAAATCCGGGCTAGACTGTTGTGGCAATGAGCTAATCGATGTTGTTCCCATGGAATTCATTGATTGGTTCATTGCGCTTTGTGGTTGCTGTTGTTGCGAAATCGGCTGCGAGACTTTGACATTGCCTTGTCCCTTCTTTCCCTTCTTCTTTGTGTCTTGTGGTCCATTCCAAAGCTCCGTAATTCGGTCAACAATGATGCTTACCTTCTCACCCAATTTGGTCTGAAGACTTAAGACAATCACAAGGAATGCTAATATAATATTCGTAACACTGAAGTCGCTGTATTTTTCGCCACTATGTGTCGGGATAAATGTTACCATTCGATGAATAATGAGTATGCCTAGAAACATGACAATCACTTGGCCGATTATTTCTGCTAAAATTTCGGGGCTGCCCTTTGCGTCGTCGGCTTCCGGGACGTAATGCTGTATTAATTTATTCATGATTACAATCGGGATTAAGGCTAAAACCGCATATTGAACTATATTTGACATTTCTGATTTGGAGGTTTCGTCAAAATTAAACACATGCTTGAAAAATCCCGGCTTCCCATTGGTTGACTTTGTTAATTCTTCTAAACTATCCATATTTCTTATATAGGGTATAATAAGAAATAAAAAAGTGTAAATAAGTGTTTTCTTTGTTTTTTAAACAAAGTATCTTTAAAACAAGTTAAACAATACTTATTTAACTTATTTATAATGAGTGAACATTTGTTAGAAGCGAGCAACTTTAGCGAAGCAAAAGAAGAAGACCAATACTTAAATCTTATTAAAGAGATTTTGTCAAGAGGCACTTGGGAGGAAGGCCGCAATGGACGAACAAAGAGTATTTTTGGTAAGTCGATGCGTTTCTCTTTGGCGAACGGTAAGATACCAATTTTGACTACCAAGAAGACCGCTTGGAAGACATGTTTGAAAGAATTATTATGGTTTATTAGTGGCAAAACGAGCAACAAATTACTTTTAGACCAAGGTGTTCATATTTGGGACGGAAATGCGTCTCGTGAATTCTTAGATTCAAGAGGTTTGAACCATTATGAAGTGAACGAGTTGGGGCCAATATACGGCCATCAATGGCGTCATTTTAATGCGAAATGGCAGGGAGATGCTCACGATTATAGTGGCGAAGGTGTCGACCAGTTACAGCAGATTATTGACGCTCTTAAGGACCCGAAGCAGCGGACGAGTCGGCGTCTCATAATGACAGCGTGGAACCCTTTACAGTTGGATGAAATGGCTCTTCCTCCGTGCCATAATTTTTGTCAGTTTAATGTTCATGATGGAAATAAATTGAGCTGCATGATGGTGCAGAGGTCATGTGATTTTTTCTTAGGAATTCCGTTCAATATAGCATCATATTCACTCTTGACACATCTAATAGCAAAACATTGTGGATTAGAAGCATATGAGTTTGTTCATTTTATGGGTAATTGTCATTTATACGAAAATGCCATTGATGCTGCTGAATTACAAATTACAAGAGAACCATTTGACTTTCCAACTGTAACTATTAAACAAGTTAGAGAAAATATCAATGATTATCAAGTAGATGATTTTATTATAAACAATTATCAATCGCACGATGCTATTAAGGTTGAAATGGTTGCTTAAAGCCAGTCGCTACGCTTTTTACTTCGTTAAAAAACCACCTGATTTCTTCGCTTCCTACAGTATTTCCTCGAACTCCCATTTGTATACTTACATGAACGCTTTTTAAGACATTGTGTCTTTTTTACCTTTCTACAATGCGACAGTTTTACGCGCTGTCTGTATATGCTTCTGTTTGGCGCCAAACGCCTGTTTCTAGTTCTAGTTACAACCTTTTTGCCTAATCGTTTTTCTAATGGAATTTCCTTCATTTCAATGTCGCCTGATATAGGTGACCTATCTTTTGATTTTCTTGTAAATGTAAACATATAATATTACAAGAAAAATATATTAATTTTAAGTTTTTTATATAGGTTTAAACAAGTGTCATTGACTTTTGCTGTTGTAAACATTTTTCACCACAACATTCTACAAGCAAACCATTTGCGTAAACGCCATAGTTTTTATCATGGTAATCTTGTAAAGCAAAGTTGTAAATCATGTATTTACCTTTTGGCTCGTAAACTGTGAACTTGGCATCCTTATATGCCTGTAGTTTGTACTTTCCATCATATTCCTTTTTATTCAAACACTTACCATCTAGCTCATCTATTAAAATAGAATGTCTTCCAGTAATTACTAAATCCGCAAATAATTCATTGTATTCTGACTTGGAAGCCTTATATAACTGGTCTGCCATTCTTGTAGTGCTTGCTGTATGGAATATTTCTTCCTTCGCAATCACAGTGATTGGTTTTAATCCATGTTTAAATGTTTGGATCAAATCACCCTTTTTTAATTCTTGAATACGAACATACCCATTGCTTGTGAGAATTTGCGTGTCTTCTTTGAAACAAATCATTGAGCCTGGATAGTCATACCAGTTACTAAATGAATTTGATTCGTTGCTATACAAGTCATTAAAAGCCTTGATTTTTATTTTTGACACTCCGTTTAACCCTTGAATTGTTAAGGGACTGCTTGTTTGTGCTGGTGATAACAGAGTAAAATTAGAGAATGGCTGAACTGTAACGATATTGTTATTAATTATGATGCTACTGGTTGAGTAAGCATAATTTGTTATACTTGAGTCGGATGGATTTTGATTAAAACTGATAGAAGTAACTCCGTTCAAGGTTACAATACTTGTAATTGTGGGTTCAGCGGGTGGTTGTAAATTAATAAACATAGCTGAAACACCCGTGGATGCGCTACTTGAACCAGTAACATTAATTGCCTTAATTCTGAATGTGTAATTGGTTCCACTTGTTAATCCTGAAGCAGGAATAGTTAAGGGACTAGTGAGTTGCGCAGGACTTAAAACTGTGTAACTAGTTCCATCGATGCTCCAAGAATAATTTGTAATGGTTGTGTCTGCTGGTGTTTGTGTGAAACTAATGGAAATGGTTGGATTGACACTTGTCGGTGAAATTCCATTGATACTGGAAATTGTGGGTTCTGTGGGTGCTTGCTTATAGTTAACGTTAACACTGGCAATATTGGTAATCAATTCTGTTGTGTATCCATAAGAACTAGTATATGCGTATATATCAAGTAAAGGAGCATTTGCCGTCATAAACACGTAAAGACCGGTAAAATCAAAATTTAAGAATTTCCCGTTTATATTAGTTTGAACAAATGTGTTTGTTCCATTAAATGTACTGTAAAATGTATCATCTGTTGTTATTGTGCTATTATTTCCAACCCAACCAATGATTGGGTTATAATAAGTGCCAGTGCCAATACTTTGATAATAGACTTGTATCATACCTACAGTAGTTACTTTTATTACAATAGTAAAAGGAGTATCTGTATCATTACCATAATAGGCACCGACAGTAGATATAAATAAATTATTGTTACTATCAAAATAATACTTGATTGTGCTTCTCGCGTCAAACGAAAAAAATCGCAATGTGTTTAACGGTGTTTGTAAATTTGTTCCACTACTATTGCCATTAAAACTTGTAAACTCTAACCAACCATTCGTTGAAATACTTAAAGAATTGTAAGTGGTGTAACTATTTGTTACTAAATTATAATATCTAAAATTCTTACCAGTTAAATCAATGGTATATCCATTATCGTCGATTCCGGTTGCCAATGTAGTAGATGTAACTCCCGTATCATATGCTAATGTATTATTTGATTCATATATATTATAAAGCATCATTTGTTGAATTGTGATACCACCGGCAAACATTTGCTGAATTGTGATACCCGCGTCAAGCATTTGCTGAATTGTGATACCACCGCTAACCATTTGTACTAGTGTGATTCCATTTGATAACATTTGCTGGATTGTGATGCCGCCGACATACATTTGTGCTGGCGTAACACCACCTGTGAACATTTGTTGAATTGTGATACCTCCGGCAAGCATTTGTGCTGGCGTAACACCACCTGTGAACATTTGTTGAATTGTGATACCTATATCAAGCATTTGTTGAATTGTAATACCACCGGCATACATTTGTGCTGGCGTAACACCACCTGTGAACATTTGTTGAATTGTGATACCTACGGCCAGCATTTGTTGAATTGTGATACCAGCGGCAAGCATTTGCGCTGGTGTAATTCCTGCTGCGAACATTTGCTGAATTGTAATACCAGCGGCAAGCATTTGTGCTGGCGTAGCACCACCTGTGAACATTTGCTGAATTGTGATACCTATATCAAGCATTTGTTGAATTGTAATACCACCGGCATACATTTGTGCTGGCGTAAGGCATCCTTTATATTGTATTTGAGTAGTAAAATCGAAATTTAAGAATTTACCGTTTATATTACTTGGAACAAATACGTTTGTTCCATTAAATGTGCTATAAAATATATCATCTGTTGTTATTGTGCTATTATTTCCTACCCAACCAATGATTGGAGTTCTAGAGCCACTGCCAATACTTTGATAATAGACTTGTATCAGACCTGTAGGATTTACCTTTATTACAATAGTAAAAGGAGTATCTGTAGCATTATTCCAAAAGGAACCGACAGCAGAAATAAATAAATTATTGTTACTATCAAAATAATACTTGATTGTGCTTTTCGCGTCAAACGAAAAAAATCGCATTGTATTTGTTGGGAGTTGATTGCTAGTTCCACTTCCGGATTCTGCTATACTAGATGAAAATCCTAACCAACCATTCGTTGAAATACTTAAAGAATTGTAAGTGGTGTAACTATTTGTTACTAAATTATAATATCTAAAATTCTTACCAGTTAAATCAATGTTATAAACTCCCGTATCAACGTTGGTTGCCAATGTAGTAGATGTAACTGCCGTATCGTATGTTAACGTATTCGTTGATTCATAAATAAAAGAATCAGATAGTTGCTGAATAGTGAAACTGGCTAGCAATTGTTGAACAGTTACTCCTTCTGTGAATAATTGTTGAATAGTTACACCTACTGCGAACAATTCTTGAAAAGCTATACCCGCGGCAAGTATTTGCTGAACTGTGATACCACTGGCAAACATTTGCTGAATTGTGATACCCGCGTCAAACATTTGCTGAATTGTGATACCAGGAACAGTAAAATCAAAATTTAAGAATTTACCGTTTATATTACTTTGAACAAATGCGTTTGATCCATTAAATGTGCTGTAAAATATATCGTCTCTTGTTATTGTGCTGCTATTATTTCCGACCCAACCAATGATTGGTGTAGAATTAGCAGTTCCTAGACCACCAATACTTTGATAATAGACTTGTATCAGACCTGTAGGAGTTACCTTTATTACAATAGTAAATGGTAAATTTGTAGTTGTATTAGAAGCATATCCAACAAAAGAAATAAATAGATTATTATTACTATCAAAATAACCTCCAATTGTGCTTACCGAGTCAAATGAAAAAAATCGTAATGTATTTGTTGGGAGTTGATTGCTAGCTCCATTTGAGCTTTCTGATATATTAGATGAAAATCCTAACCAACCATTTGTTGAAATACGTAATTTATTATAAGTGGTGTAACTATTTGTTACTAAATTATAATATCTAAAATTCTTACCAGTTAAATCAATGGTATATCCATTATTGTCAATCCTGGTTGCCAATGTAGTAGAAGTAACTATCGTATCGTATGTTAATGTATTCGTTGATTCATATATATTATACAGAAACATTTGTATTGGACTGACACCTCCGTCGAACATTTGCTTAATTGTGATACCACCTGTATACATTTGTTGAATTGTGATACCACCGCCAAGCATTTGTCCTGGCGTGATACCATTTGAGAACATTTGCTGAATAGTGACACCGCCGGCAAGCATTTGCTGAACCGTGACACCTCCTGCGAACATTTGCTGAATTGTGATACCCGCGTCAAGCATTTGCTGAATCGTGTAGTATCCATTTGTAATTAAAAAATTTACAACAGATTGATTATAAAAACTACTCTCAGTATAATTATATGGTGATGCATTTAATTGGGTAGGTGTTAATCCAATCATTAAATAATCTAATAATGAATAAGTAAGACTTGCTAAGTTTGTATTTGTTATCGTTGACTTGTTTTTGTAATAATATGAATTGTATTCTGTAATAAAATATCCCCCTATAAGACCATTATTAGCATTTGCTAAAACTTGTACTGGATACAATCTTTGTGTAGTAGTTCCGTCTCCCAATTGACCACTACTGTTTAAACCAACCGCGAAAACTGAACCATTTCTTAGCAAAAAGACTGTGTGATTTGAACCGCATGATATCTGTACAACATTAGTTAAAAACGTAGTCGCATTTGTTTTCACTTGTACTGGATACAATGTTTGTGTAGTAGTTCCGTCTCCTAATTGACCATTAGTATTTGAACCAACTGCTAAAACTGTGCCGTCATTTTTGAAAAAGACTGTATGATATAAACCGGCTGAAACTTGTACAACATTAGTTAAAAACGTAGTCGCATTTGTTTTCACTTGTACAGGATATGTACCAACAACAGTAGTTGTAGTAGTTCCGTTTCCTAATTGACCATTACTATTGGAACCAACTGCGAAAACTGAACCGTTTCTTAACAAAAAGACTGTATGACTTGCGCCGCATGCTACCTGTACAACATTAGTTAAAAACGTAGTCGCATTTGTTTTCACTTGTACTGGATATGTACCAGCAACAGTATTTGTAATAGTTCCGTTTCCTAATTGACCACTTGTGTTTAAACCAACTGCGAAAACTGAACCATTGCTTAGTAAAAAGACTGTATGAATTGAACCGCATGCTACCTGTACAACATTAGTTAAAAACGTAGTCGCATTTGTTTTCACTTGTACTGGATATGTACCAGCAACAGTATTTGTAGTAGTTCCGTTTCCTAATTGACCACTTGTGTTTAAACCAACCGCGAAAACTGAACCGTTTCTTAGCAAAAAGACTGTATGAGTTGAGCCTGCTGAAACTTGGACAACATTACTTAAAGGTGTTCCAGCGCTGGCTAAAACTTGGACTGGAAACAGTTTGTTTGTAGTACTAGTAGTTCCGTCTCCTAATTGACCGTTACCATTATAACCAACTGCGAAAACTGAACCGTTGCTTAGCAAAAAGACTGTATGACTTGAACCGGATGAAACTTGGACAACATTTCTTAAAGGTACTTCAGCACTGGCTAAAACTTGTACTGGAAACGGTTTGCTTGTAGTAGTTCCGTCTCCGAATTGACCACTAATATTTGAACCAACTGCGAAAACTGTGCCATTATTTTGCAAAATGGTTGTATAAGAACTTACTTGTCCAAGAACAAATTGGTATGTATCAATATTGTTGCTAAAATACTTACCTACTAAATCTTGGTTTCCGGATTCTAAAATCCAATTTCCACCAAAATCCGGCGACCCAGTATTATCATTGGATGAATTTATCTTTATTTGAAACTGTTTTCCTAAATAATCAATAACATAATTCCAATCCGGGCTAGAATTTATGTTACAGCCCATCAAATCTAGGTTCTTGGCTTTTAATGTGTTTTTGAAATACGACAACAATGACTTGTATTTTGACCATGTTTCTAAAGTAGGATCCTGGGTTTCCACATTTGTTAAAACAGAATTTCCAAATGAGCTAACCAATTGATACGTATTCAACTCGTAATTTTCTTCAAAAATACCTACACTGTCATATGTTTTCACGGGTATCTTGGCTACAAGTGTTTCATAGGTGTCTGTTTCAAAGTCAACTAAAACAAAATCAACACCCGGGAGCAAAGATTGTGTAACAGTCTGAACATCTTTAACGCGATTATCTACTAGCAGTAATTGCATTTTATATAATATTGTTATATAAATTTTATTACAAATAATATGTATTTATCCACTTTTAAGAAAAGTGGAGCAAAACATTAGAACAAAAGGTGGAACAAAAAGTAAAATATAATTAAAGGGTTTTGCTCTACTTTTTTCCTAAGAAAAGTAGAAAAAGTAAAATATAGTTAAGGAATTTTGCTCTACTTTTTTTGTTGTAATGTTTTGCTCTACTTTTCTTAAAAGTAGAAGTGCGTAAACTATTTAGAAACAAATTGTTATTAATAATTATATTTACCAATGAGCCAAAACAGAGCAGTACAAGCAGCACAACGCAGGCGAGCAGGGGCTCCGGAACCCGCCGCACCTGGCCGAGGCCCTCAGCCCTCCATTAATTCTTCGCAAATGTTTTCACAGCCCCAAGGGCAACAACAACAAGTTAGACCTGGAACGAGCGGCCGTTTAGCCGGCCAACAAGCCCAATTACAACAGCAACAAATGCAGCAGCAAATGAAGCAACAAATGCAGGAGCCCAAGGATCAGGGTCTAGCCAGTGTCAACCGAATGACTTTAGCACAAGCGATTACCCTAATTACTCTACGTTTAGGCAAAGTTGAGACCCATTTACACGAGCAGGATCAGTCACATTTTGCCAATCCGGGGCTCGATAGTGGCATTATTGATGTCATTATGTCGCGATTAGAGGCACTTGAAAACCAAAGTCAAAATCCTGCTACAAATACTTCTGCTAGTGCTAGCTCTTTAGAAGTCACTGCTCTGAAACAAAATATCGAAGTATTAAAGAGCGCAGTTTCGCAATCCAAATCTGCTGTTGTAGGGCTAACAAATGAGCACAAGGCTTTAAAGAATGAGGTCGAGGCATTGAAGTCCGAATTGGCTGCTTTACAAAGTATGACAATGGAAAACAATCAACAAATCATGCAGCTTAGTTTGGCTGTCGATTTAGATCCTGAATTAGAATTAGAAGAGGCTTCCAATGATGAGGAGTCGAATGATGATGCTTCTGAAGAGAACGAGACTACTAATACTAGTGAAATTGCCGGCACCGATTTGAAGGAGCTGATTGAGAAGGAACTTAAACTCTAATAAACTATAAACTATAAACTATAAACTATAAACTATAAACTATAAATAGAATAGAAAGAAACAAAAATAAAAATAAATTACAAATCTATACAAATATATTTGTAATTTTATAAAAATGGATTGAAATGCTTAATACTTCATTTATAATAGAAGTACTTATGGTTTATTACCAATTCGAATATAGTATATGAAATCAAATGGCGTTGATGGTGTGCTATCCGAACCATTGTTAGCTATTAGAGTAATTGGATAAGTTATTCCGGGCTTTAATCCAGAAATTACTAAAGGATTGGCAGTTGAATTTGTGAATGTATATGTTTCACCATTGTCTATGCTGTATTTAAATCCGGTTACACCAGTTTCTTGTAGCAGATATTGAGTATAATAACATTTTATTAAACCGGAAACATAAGACACCCGGTTAATAACTGGAGTAGAAATAGGAATAGTAATAGTAGAAGAAAATTCATCTGACTCACTACTTGAGCCAGAAATGTTAATTGCTTTAATTCGGAATGTGGAACTTGAACGACTATTTAATCCGTTGGGAGGAATAGTTAAAGGGTTTGAACTTTGCGATGGACTTAACACATTGTAAGGTATCTTTCCATTTATGATGTAAGAATAATTTGTAATGCTCGTGTCAGATGGATTTGCGAAACTAATTGAAATATTTTTGTTTTCGGGGTTACCATTTACACTGGTAATTGTTGGCGCAAGGGGAGGCATGTAAAAAGTTCTTGAAACACTTGTGGAAGCGCTACTAGAACCAAGCATGTTAATTGCCTTAATTTGGAATGTGTAACTGGTGCCACTAATTAATCCAGTGGCAGGAATAATTAAAGGACTAGATGTTTGCGATGGACTTAAATCAGTGTAAGGTGTCTCTCCATTTATACTGTAAGAATAATTTGTAATGCTCGTGTTAAACGGGTTTGCGAAACTAATCGAAACAGTTGGATTTAGACGCGTCGGCGAAGCTCCATTTACATTTATAATTCCAGGTGCTTCGGGTGGTTGGTCTACTAATAACACTGGACCATATGGTTCGGAAGCATCACTAGAATAAACTCTGCCAATTGCTTTTACCCTAAAAGTATAATATGTTCCAGTTGTCAATCCACCAATTTGTAAGGGACTAGTTGATTGAATTGGTGAAAATGGTGTGTAAGTTATTCCATCTATACTCCAACTATAGTTAATATTAATATCACTTGTAGCTTCTAGATAAATTGTCGCAGTTTGTCCTGATACAGTTACATTACTAATTAGAGGTTTAGAAGGGTTTAATGGAACAAGATTTGTAAAAAAGGATGGCAAAATGCTTTTGTTACTAGAATTTACATCATAATAAGCAGTATCGTTTGTATTTGTGAAATTATTACTAGAAATTGCTGGTATATTTCCCATAAATGTAACTTCTGTTAAACTGGAACAGTCTTGGAACGCACGATTGTTAATACCTTGAATACTTTTAGGGATAGTAACGCTTTGTAAACTTGAACAGCCTTGGAACACACTATTGTTAACAGCTGTAAAATTCATGGGAATAGTAAAACTTTGTAAACTGGAACAGCCTTGGAACCATCTGATTCCAAATAAAAAAATAGTATTTGGGATAGTAACGCTTTGTAAACTAGAACAACCTTGAAACGCACTATTGTTAATATTAGAAATACTGCTCGGAATAGTAACATCTGTTATTTTAGAACAGTCTTGGAAGCCACTAGGGTCAATCAATACAACATTATTTGGAATCATAATGCTTTCTAAACTAGAACAGCCTTGGAAGACACTAGCATTAATAAGATTAAAATCGCTAACTTTTGGTAAAAGAACGCTTGTCAAGGAAGAACAGCCTTGGAACGCGGAAGCACCAATCGATGTAAGAATAGATGGAATAGTTATGCTTGCTAAAGCAGAACAGCCTTGGAACGCACTAACACCAATCGATGTAACATCAATCGGAATAGTCACGCTTGCTAAAGCAGAACAGCCTTGGAACACGGAAGTGGCAATCAATGTAACACTAATCGGAATAGTAACGCTTGCTAAAGCAGAACAGTTTTGGAACGCACTAATACCAATCGCAGAAACACTATTTGGAATAGTAACATTTGTTATTTTAGAACAGCCTTGGAACGCACTAACACCAATCGATGTAACCTGTTTTTCTGAAACAAAAGATGGAATAGTATAAGTACTGTTAGATAATCCAATCGGATACTGAACCAAACTGGCAATGGGTCCACTAGTATTAAATAACACATTGTTAATTACTGAAAAACTAGTGTTACCTGTAGCAACTGCAAAGCTTGTTAGTTTAGAACAACCTATGAACGCTCCGGTGTCAATAGTTGTGACAGTAGCTGGAATAGTATAAGTACTGTCAGATAATCCAATCGGATACTGAATCAATCTAGTTTTAGTAAAATTAAATAACACATTGTTCAATACTGAAAAATTAGTGTTACCTGTAGCAACTGCTATGCTTGCCAAACTAGAACAACCTAGGAACGGACTTGTGCCACCGGTACTACCAATGGACGTAACACTACTAGGAATAGTAACGGCTGTTAAACTGGTACAACCTTGAAACGCACTATTGCCAATATTTATAACACCAGTCGAAATAGTAATGCTTGTTAAACTAGAACAATCTTGAAACGTATTTCGGGAAATAACTGTAACACCAGTCGGAATAGTAACGCTTGATAAATTGAAACAACCTTGGAACGCAAAAATGCCAATGCTTGTAACACCAGTCGGAATAGTAACGCTTGCTAAAGCAGAACAACCTTGGAACGCACCCCCCCCTATTAATGTAACCGTATTTGGAATCGTAACGCTTGTTAAAGCAGAACAGTTTAGAAACATATTGGTATTAATGCTTGGAATATTACCTAGAATAGTAACGCTTGATAAATTGGAACAGCCTTGGAATACAGAAGTGCCAATGCTTGTAACCGTGCTTGGAATCGTAACGTTTGTTAAACCAAAACAGTCTTGGAACGCATTATTACTAATTGTTGTAATATTACTTGGAATAGTAATACTTGTTAGACTGTAACATCTACTGAACATAGCTACACCAATGGTTGTAAAATTTGTATGTGTTGGTAAGTCAACACTTGTTAGATTGTAACAGTCTTGGAACGCACTAACTTCAATAGTTTGAACCGTGCTTGGAATAGTAATACTTGTTAGACCAAAACATTGATTGAACGCGCTTGCGCCAATCGTTGTAACACTGGAAGGAATAGTATAACTAGAATTATAAAGTCCATTATTATATAAAATCAATCTAGTCTGATCTTTATTAAATAACACATTGTTTAATACTGAAAAATTAGCGCTATCTGAATCAACCGAAATGCTTGTTAGGTTTACACAGCCTTGGAACATAGCAGAAATACTTGTAACAGTTCTAGGAATAGTAAAGCTTGTTATACTAGTACAGTTATAAAATGCGCCAAAAGAAAAAGTTGTAACATTTGATGGGACAGTATTAATTACTAAACTGCTACAGTTTGCAAATGTTTGTTGACCAATTGTTGTAACATGAATCGGAATATTAACATTTTCTAAACTGGTACATCCTTGGAATAATTGTGTTTGAATAATAGTAAAAAAGGAATTAGTAGGTAATGTAATTGTTTTTAAACTGAAGCAATTTCTGAAGGCACCGCTGCCAATGCTTGTAACAGTATTTGGAATAGTAACTTGTGTTAAACTGGTACATCTTTGAAACGCATTAATACCAATCGTTGTGACATTACTTGGAATAGTAATTCCGGTTAAACTGGTACAGCCTCTAAACATACTTGTTCCAATAGTAGTAAAACTTACATGTGTTGGTAAAGTAACGCTTGCTAAACTGGAACAGTCTTGGAACGTGGAAGAACCAATCGATGTAACGCTGTTTGGAATCGTAATGCTTGTTAAACTGGAACAGTTTTGGAACGGTTGTATGCCAATGCTTGTAACACTATTTGGAATAGTAACTTGTGCTAAGCTGGAACAGTTATAGAACGTACCAGTGCTAATACTTGTAACACCCATTGGAATCGTAATGCTGCCTGCTAAACTGGAACAGTTATAGAACGCATAAATGCCAATACTTGTAACAGTATTTGGAATCGTAATGCCTGCTAAACTGGAACAGTTATAGAACGCACTTTGGCCAATACTAGTTAAATTTGATGGTAAAGTAACGCCTGCTAAACTAGTACAGTTATAAAATGTAGAAGAGTTAATAATTGTAACACCCATTGGAATCGTAATGCTGCCTGCTAAACTGGTACAGTTATAGAACGCAGTAGTGCCAATACTAGTTAAATTTGATGGTAAAATAACGCCTGCTAAACTGGTACAGTTATAGAACGCATTAGTGCCAATACTAGTTAAATTTGATGGTAAAATAACGCCTGCTAAACTGGTACAGTTATAGAACGCATAAACGCCAATACTAGTTAAATTTGATGGTAAAATAACGCCTGCTAGACTGGAACAGTTATAAAACGCATAATCTGGAATACTTGTAACACCAATTGGAATCGTAATACTTCCTGCTAAACTGGTACAGTCAAAGAACGCATTTTGGCCAATACTAGTTAAATTTGATGGTAAAGTAATGCTTGCTAAACTGGTACAGTTTTGGAATGTAGAAGTGTTAATACTTGTAACACCAATTGGAATCGTAATACTTCCTGCTAAACTGGTACAGTTTTGGAACGCACTTAGGCCAATACTAGTTAAATTTGATGGTAAAGTAACGCTTGTTAATCTGGAACAGTTTTGGAATGTAGAAGCGTTAATACTTGTAACACCAATTGGAATCGTAATACTTCCTGCTAAACTGGTACAGTTTCGGAACGCACTTTGGCCAATACTAGTTAAATTTGATGGTAAAGTAATGCCTGCTAAACTGGTACAGTTAAAGAACGCTTGTATGCCAATACTTGTAACAGCATTTGGAATCGAAATGCCTGCTAAACTGGAACAGTTTTGGAACGCATTTTGACCAATACTAGTTAAATTTGATGGTAAAATAACGCTTGTTAATCTGGAACAGTTAAAGAACGCTTGTGTCTGAATATTAGTTATACTTGATGGTAAAGTAATGCTTTCTAAACTGGTACAGTTATAGAATGTATTAAAGTTAATTCCTGTAAAAAGAGGATTTGTAGGTAAAGTAACGCTTGTCAAACTGGAACAATCTTCGAACACATTACCGTTAATAAATGTAACACTATTTGGAATAGTTATGCTTGCTAAACTGGTACATTTTTGGAACGCATATTGACCAATAGCTGTAACATTACTAGTTCCTTCAAAAGTAACGCTTGTTAAAAGGGTATAGTTTTTGAACGAATTAGAATTAATAGTAGTAACATTATAAGTAGTATCAGACACTGTTATTGTTGGTGGTATAGTAACTGTTGTAGTAGCTGCCGCACCGGCACTAGCTCCAGTAACTGTCGCAGTTAAACTGCCTACAAATAGCATATAAGTAATACCATTAACTGTAGCACTCATTTATACTATATGTAATTAAAATAAATCATTATAAATAAATGATTCTAAATAAATCATTATAAGTAAATTAAAAAAACATATTAAACCCTTTTTGATTTATAAATATAATATACTAACTATCATGTCATTTGGAAAATATACATATGGAACTCCTACTATACTGTGGTCAAACGAGAATGCGAAATTGGTTGTAGGGAATTTCTGTTCAATCGCACATGGTGTTACAATTTATTTAGGCGGCAATCATAGAACCGATTGGGTCACAACATATCCGTTTGGTCATATACATCAATATAAATTTGATAATTTTAATGGTGAAGGTCATCCTGGCACAAAGGGAGATGTAATCATTGGCAATGATGTATGGATCGCGAATAATGTAACAATTATGTCGGGTATAACAATTGGCGACGGCGCTATTATCGCAAATAATAGCCACGTGGTTAAGGATGTGGAACCCTATAGTTTAGTAGGCGGTAACCCGGCGAAAATGATTAAATACCGTTTCACGCCTGAACAAATCGAACAATTGTTGGAAATCAAATGGTGGGATTGGTCAGACGACAAAATAAACAAACATACTCCATTGTTGTGTAATCATAATATTGATGAATTTATTAAAGCGGCATTGGCGACTCAGAGTTTATAAAACAAAAGTATAAAACAAAAGTATAAGAAAACATATTAGACATAATCTTTCATTATTAATTACTTGATACTAACAAATAATGAAACTAACAATCGAAAATAAGGCTAAATTAGAAATGTTTGTTGCGCTGTTCCAGCTGCTTAAAAATTGGGGTTCCTATTTGAGTCTACAATTTAACAACGAAGAGTTGTATATTCAGTCGATGGACAAGTCGCATATTTGCCTATCTAGCATTGTAATTAAGGCGGCATGGTTTTCCGAATACAGTGTTTCAGAGGGGACGAATTTGAGTGTTGATGCTGCCAGTTTTGCGACAATGATGAACTACGCATTGAAACACAATCGCCTGGAAATTACAGAATCAGGTGCGGATAAGCTGTGTATCAATTTACTGAATGGTGAAGATTTAAAGACAGTTAAAGACAATTTCGACCATTTCTTCGAACTGCCGCTCATGGATGTCGAGCATGAGACGCTATTGATACCCGAAGTGGACTATGATGTTGAGTTTACAATGGATGCGAAGAAGTTTGGTGAGCTGATTTCGGAGCTGATGGTATTTGGACCGAATCTGAATATTGTATGTACCGAGGACTTATTAGAACTGAATGCGAATGGTGAAGCGGGCAAACTGAAGGTGAATGTGCCGATTGATAGCCTGAATGAGTTTGCGATTTCGGAGGGAGAGAAGCTGGATATTTCGTATAGTTTAATACACATTGGCAAGATGTGTTTGTCGTCAAAGTTGGGTAACGAAATTAGTTTGGGAATTAGTGCGGAATATCCGATGGCTTTAAAATACAGTTTAGGCGAAGGCAGCACAGTGGCGTTCTTTGTGGCGCCGAAGATTGTGGATTAAAGCGCAAATGAAATAGTAGCGACTGTTTTTTAAAGAAGTAAAAAGCGTAGTAAAAATTAAAATAAAATAATAATATTTGATTATTTTAAATGGCGTCACAAGGAAACGACTCTGATAGCGGATACGGAACAACTTTTTCAGATAATGACGACGCAATTGAGGGTAATGTTAAATCAGGTAAGTCGGCTTTTAAAAAGAAATCGACAGTTTACAAACTTACAGGTCCAGTATTACCAAAAAACAATATTACATCACGACTTGAAGCACACTCAATTAGGTCGGCTATGTTGGCAAATAAGTATCCTAGTGCTGACGATCTTGGGATAAGGATAGCAGTCCGTGATGCTAACAGAGAAGTTAATAGTGAAACAAGATCAGCATTTGTTAAAGACGATGCGGCAAGACGGGCTGAAATAATAAAACTATTTGAGGAATGGGAACGATACAACCCTCCTGACACTCGGGTTAGATTTTCTGAAGACCCTCCTAAGGTAGGAACAGCAAAACGAGATTCTATGGGTATCGAACCAGTAACAGTAGACCAAGATAGAAGAGAAAAGGCACAAGATGTTGCTAACAATGTAGCAAATATTTTATTTGAATTACTTAAAGATATACCTGCTGACCAAGTAAATCGTAAAATGGATGAAATAATTGCCAACGCATCACCCGTTAATACTAATTTAAAAAACCCTAATGAATTAACATCGAGGAAAATAAATCACTTGTATAATGCTGATTTATTTGAAAAGGCAGTGAACATGGCATTTGACAGAATTAATGGATATCGATTGCGCCTTGATGTTCGTGCTTTTAAATATACTAAGGATATTATCAATAGCATTAAGGATAGATTATACTCTTGGGTGTTTGGTGGTGCTAGTGTAGGTGGATATTCTAGTATAAAAACACAAACTAAAAGAAGAATTAATAACAAAAAACGCAGTAAAAAGAGTAAAAGGAGTATAAAACGAATACGTAGTAATAAAAGTAAAAAACGAATATAACCTTCGTATAAACTGGTGAATTATATTATTATTTTTATGTAAATGTTAGAAATAATAATAGGTTTTTTTGTATTTTGTATCATTCTCTTCTTCTATTTACACATCCATTTTCACTTGAAAACCAGCAATGACCTAGAAATCTATGAAATCGAGCAAGCATCCAAAGACAAAATGGAGGAAATCTGCGACTTAAGGCAACCCGTGTTATTCGACTGCGATGAAGACACTGAGAAAATTACCAGGACAACGAGCCAATCCTATTTGCTAGATAATTACCCCATATTTGAAGTCAAGATACGGGAATCAAATTTAAGCGAAGCAAAAGACGACGAAAACATGTTTTTACCGCTGCCCCTACATGTCGCGACAAAACTGTTCCAAGATGACAAAAATGCTACCTACTTCAGTGAAGGTAATACTGAGTTTTTGTTGGAAACCGGCGCGCAAAAGAATATGTCGTATAATGACGAATTTCTGCGGCCATTTTTAGTGTCAAATTGTAACTATGATATTATGATGGGGTCTGCTGGTGTGGAAACACCGTTGCGCTATGAAATCAATTACAGGAACTACTTTCTAGTCACACAGGGGTCTTTAAAGGTGAAATTGGCGCCGCCAAAGAGTGGGCGATATTTGTATCCGGTTAAGGACTATGAGAACTTGGAATTCAGGGCGCAGGTTAATCCTTGGAACCCGCAGGCCAAATTTAGAGCCGATTTTGACAAGGTGAAGTGCCTTGAGATTGTATTGACGCCAGGCAAATTCCTGTTTATTCCTGCTTACTGGTGGTATTCATTCAAATTTGCCGAAAATACGAGTGTGAGTAGCTTTAAATATAGGACGTATATGAATAATATTGCGATTAGTCCGCATATATTTATGTATGCTTTACAGAACCAAAATGTCGAGCGAAAGACTGCCAAACAAATCGATATTAAAACTTTACAGCAAAAAGAGGTTGTTGAAAATAAAGAGACAACCAATATATCGGAACTGAATACAAAAGGTCAAGGAGAAGGTGGAAAGATTGTAGAAACAAGCATGTCTGTTAAGAATGAAGTCACCGATGCCATCTTAGAAACTTTAGATACAGAAACTTTAGATACAGAAACCTTAGATAAAGACACTTTAGATACCTTAGACGCAATTAAAGGCAATCCATTTGTTAGTTCGATTTAATTATACAATACATAAATATTGCTGATGGAATAATATGGACAAATAGTAAATGTATAAATGTGACATAATAGTAGCACAATTCTCTAGGCTTCGTATTTGGTCTTGTATATTCCAAGGAAAAGTAGTTGTATTGCTCCTGACATTTGATATACGGGTTTGAATTCAGATTCATGATTTGGAAATACGTGATGACCCAATTGAATACAAATACGGAGACCATTAATGCTATCGTATAATACCATATTTTCTTATATTCGGGTTTGAACTCGTCAATATAATAAAATGTAATCAATCCTAAGACTATAGTAGCAAACAATACATCCAGTTTTTTTACTATTCCAAATGCTGTCATTTTGTGCCAGTGTACAATAGAAGAAAAAAATAGACACACGGATGCTCCAGTAAGCAAATAATATTTGTATTTATATGCGACAAAACTCGACGCTAAAATTAGGAACGATGTTAGAACACCCCATCTTGTAACATGTTGTGGCACTAACAATTGAGTTTTGTCATTTTTCATACTATTATAGAAGGACATCGAATACTTGGTTATTATATTATATAATGATATTAAAGGTATTTTATTAAATTATATAGAAAGTTATATACGAAGTTATATACGAAGTTATAATAAATATATTATCTAAATTACAAATAAATGTTATACAAAATTGTTATCGATGACCGAAGCTATAGCAAATGGCAAATTTATGATGCCCCTACTTTTACACCAGTTACACTCGATTTAGACCCTTGTGCCATGAGACTGTTTTCAGGTGATGTGTTTACTTATGATTCTGATAATAAAAACGATGCTGTAAATGATAATGTTATAACTATTGTTCACAGTTCAGTTCGCACTGTCGACAATATTCCCGCTGTCCTGATTCTTGCCGACAATAAGACCTATGGTCGGCATCCTAACAATAACAAATTACTCTACAAATGTATCCCCGACGACATCCGTATGCCTCCGTTTCTAGTGCCATATGAGCTGAAAAATGTCGGATTTTCCAAGGTTTTCGTTAATCTATATGTAACTATCCAATTCAAGGAATGGAACACAAAGCATCCCCAAGGCACATTGACCCAAGTTATTGGCCAGGTTGACGTGCTCGACTGCTTTTACGAGTATCAGCTGTATTGTAAAAGTCTGAATGCCTCTATCCAGCGATTACACAAGGACACTGCGAAGGCGGTCAAGGAAAAGGACGCGACGAATGACGCATTTATCGAGAATACTGCTTTTTTTGCCGGCATCGAACGTCGTATTGACTGGCCTGTTTTCACCATTGACCCCAAGGGCAGTTTAGACTTCGACGACGCATTCAGCATAAAACGCCTAGATAATGGTAACATACTCTTAAGCATTTATATCGCGAATGTTACTATATGGCTGGATGCGCTAAACTTATGGCAATCGTTTTCCAAACGCATCTCTACCATCTATTTGCCGGATAAAAAGCGGCCGATGTTGCCGACCATTTTGTCGGATTGTTTGTGCTCGCTCCAGGCGAATGCGAAGCGGTTTGCTTTTGTCTTAGATTTAGAAGTAGATTGTATTGGAGATAATGGTTACAATATTGGTTCTTACAAGTTCTCCAATTGTTTGATAAAAGTCACCAAGAATTTCGTGTATGAGGAGCCCGACTTGTTAAAGAATAAGCATTACACTTTGTTATTTGATGTTGTCACGCAGTTGTGCTCTAAAACCAAGTATATCAAGGGCATTCGTGACAGTCATGACCTAGTGTGCTACTTAATGGTGCTAATGAACTATACTTGCGCCAAGGAAATGCTTATGAAGAAGGTCGGGATATTTCGGTCTGCGCTAATAAAAAAGGACGTAAATCTTGTCGATACTACAGTAGTTCCCGATGAAGTGGGTCAGTTTATTAAAATATGGAATAGCACAGCGGGTCAATATATTGATATTTCGGCAAATTCGGACACCAATATTAGCCACGATTTGCTCGACCTGGACGCATATATCCACATTACGTCGCCAATTCGCCGTCTCGTGGACTTGCTAAATATTATTAAATTTCAGCAGGCATTTGGTCTTCATAAATTGTCCGACGGTGCGCTAACGTTCTATGATAGCTGGTTAAGAGAACTGGAGTATATCAATACGACGATGCGCGCCATTCGGAAGGTTCAAATCGACTGTAATTTGCTGAATTTATGCTTTACAAATCCGGATATATTGGAGCCACTGTATGACGGATATTGCTTTGATAAATTAGAGCGGAATGATGGGCTGTTTCAATACATTGTGTTTTTGCCGGAGCTTAAAATTACGTCGCGGATTACGTTGCGTGACAATTTAGAAAACTATGAGAAGCGAAAATATAAGCTGTTTGTTTTCACGAATGAGGATAAAATGAAGAAGAAGATACGACTTCAACTTACGTAAGAGTTAACGTAAGAAATGACAAAGACTTTTATATATATACTATAAATTATGAATGATACTGATTTGAAAATAATACCATATACGGCTACATCATTGTCTGTTGTAGGTCGATTTATTTTTATGTTTTTATTATACAGAAATAAAAGCACAAACAGTCTGTCATTGATTTTTTGTATTTTAAGCATTTGTTCTTCATCCATGTGGATATATTATAGTATTAAGGTTAATGATATTCCGATGATTGTGAGAAGTTCATTTGAAATAACATTACTGTCAATATCGTCTGTTTATATTATTCGTAACAAAATAATAGATTATAAAATACAAAGGCAAGTTTTACCAGTATAAAATAATAATAATATAATAATATATTCATGTAATATATAATGAAATATAGTAGACGCAATAAACGTAGTAGTAAAAGGAGACGTGTAAGACGACACATTAAAAGTCGCAGCAAACGCAGTAGTAGTCGCAAGCTTAGTAGTCGCAGACGTATAGGTGGCTGAGGCGGTGCTCCTCAGCAAAAAACTTCTCAGCCAAACTCTTTTTTCCCTAGTTTGTTATCCGGTGGCTGAGGCGGGGTTCCCGATGTAAGTCTTTAGATTTTCATTGGGTTTTAAAAATTTAATTTTTATCATTGGTTTTTAAAGGAATGACGCTCTAAAACAATATGGTTGTAGTGCTGATATTTGAACCACAAATAAACGAATAATTATTTTATATTTATTCATTTATTGACCTAGGTTGTTATTTCACCATATATTTGTCTATTACGACGGCCTTGGTAACATTTTTCACAATTTGCTCTATGTTATCGTGTTGTTCTTCAACTGTGCCACCGGACATTGAGTTCATAACGATTTTATTGTATTTCACATTTTGTTTTGTTCTTGGGTCTTGGCACCCTGGATTCTCCTTCACCCATTCGTTAATTAGTTTTATATTTTTGAATGCAATTTGTTTTATTGCCTTGATGAGTGTAGGTTTGTCATCGGGTTCCTTTGTCCAACTATCATTTTCCTTAATATATATTGTTTCTCGTTTCAAATCGCTACAATGTATAGGTCGTGAATATGTATCCAAATTATTAAAGTTTTTCAATAATATTTTAGAAATTCCATTTGCATAATCCACATGAGCAAAATTTTCAAGGTCAGATAATTGAACTTTTATAGAATCGACAAATTCACTTAGATTTAATGCATCTTTACATTTCTCATTCAGAAAAAATTGTAGATTGAATGTGTTGTTATTGTTGTTGTTACAATTTGAGTTGGCATTAATTGTATTTGTTATACTCGATTTTGAAGCTAATTCCATCATTTGCTTTTGTTGATCCATCATGAATTTTCTTAGTTCTTGGTTTTCCATGAGTTGAACCTTCAGTATTTCTATAATTTCACTGTTGGTGGGTTGGTGTGGTTTTTCTATATAAATTTTATCGCAGACTGGAGAATTTGTCGCGACCCCTTCGCAAGTTTTTTTATGTTTCCATAACCCGGAATGATATTGATATTTTTTACCACATTCACATAAATATTCATTATGCTTTGTATTCTTGCCGTATTCTTGCTCCATTCTCTCGTGTTTTATGGTGCTTGTATGTTTTATATAATCACTTTGTTTACAGCATTTATAGTCACAAATTTTACATTCAAATTTAGGCGATTTTTCAGTCTTAGTTTTTGTATCCATTGTATCCTTGTTTGTATTCTATGCGAATACAAAAAAATCGCCTAAATATTTTATTGTATATTTTCCAAATTTTAGCGTCACAAATGTTTCAAACTTAAAAACGGAATTTAGAGCATATTGGTCACAACGTGAAAAAACAGGGTTTTTCAAGATTCCTTTTGGGTCCTGAAATCTGGACATTTTTAGAAATGTCCAAAATCCATTTCCCTTTTTACTTTTTGGGAACACTTTTCTTCATTTTTCAAAATCAACCAAGAAATATATCTAAGAAAATATCCAATATAACAGGGAAATAAAAAAGAAAACATCTAGGTAAATGGTAACCGTGTATGTTGTAAAATATATGTTTTTACAGCATAATAATAATAAAGAATAATATTAAAATATAATTATTTGCGCTTTTTATTCGCACTTCGCCGACGACGTGTTCCAGTTTTGTTACCACCGGAATACATGCTATTACTATTTTCTTTTAGACTGTCATCAAGTTTCTGTCTTTCTTTAATAATAGGCAGAAATTGTAGGCCCATTTGATTCACCTTGTTTTCTAAATTAACAAGTCTAGTATCACGTTCTTTAAAAGCCATATCAAATATACCCAACGTGTTCTGTGTTTTTGACATAAAATTTATAAAAATTTTAAAAATTCTTTCTAAAAGTATTTCAAACGCCATATATAAAAAACCAACTCTATTTACAAGATTACTAGTTGATATATTGCTGCCATTATTCTTAATATTATTAAGCAAGTCATTATATGTCGTGTTTAATTGAGATAATCCATTACCCAAATTATTTTCTTGATTGCTTACAAGGGGATCCATATAATATCAAGATACTTTATTATATACATTTTGTTATAAAATGAATTAATGAATATATTTTTTATGTAAATCTACTAGAAACTTGAGTTTGTAAACCATAACAAGGATCACAACTGCGACTTGTTGCGTCAGAATTATCAGACTTTCAATGTCGGTAAATGACGCCGGGTATGGTATAGGAACATCATATAGGAACTGATTTTTAGTGCTAAATAGCAGAGATTTTTCTACTAGATGAAGTTTATTTTCATTACTAATGTCGTAATTTATTGGTCTATTCAAATTAATTATAATGTATATTGTGGCAAAGAAAAGCATACACAAGGCATTTGATACAATTGATTTATACAAAATATCTATAACAATTTCAAAAAATGAATATATTTTGGATACAAAGGACATACTATTATACAATTAGAAAATAAAACATAATTTGTTATAGACAAACCGTTTCGTAAATCGCAGCACTTACTAAATAAGGGTCCGCATTTGATGCCGGACGTCTGTCTTCAAAATAGCCATTTCTGATGCGACAAGACGCGCTTCTATCGCCACTGCTTCTATCGCCACCACTTTTAAAGCGCTTGAAATGTGTGTAACTAGATGTCTCGCAATTGCCAGTTAATCGTTTGTCATTGTCTTCTCCATATACCGCCATATGTGCCTCATGTGCCGCCTCTAATTTATCAATTGCCTTGAAAATATCCGATAAATTGTCCTTGGCTTCGCGCATTGTCTTGGTTGAGAAATTGGTATGTAGTCCAGAACCATTCCATTCCCCATTTTGTAGCGGTTTCGGATGCCAAACAATGTAAACATTATGGTCTTCAGTAACGCGTTCCAATACATATCTAGCTATAATCAGGTCATCCGCTGCCACAATCCCCTTACCTAAAATCTGAAACTCCCATTGACCTGGTGCGACCTCGGCATTTATTCCAGTTATTCCCAGCCCAATATCCAAGCACTTCTTAAAATGGTCTTCTACTATTTTGCGACCATGTGCGTTTTTTGCGCCGACTGAGCAATAATACTGACCTTGCTTACCGTCATTATGAAACCCCAGCGGCAAATTGGTGTCGTTAGAAAAAATGAAATACTCTTGCTCAAAACCAAACCAAGGGTCAGCACTATATGTGTAGTCAATAGTGTTTGTTTCTTCATTATAAATCCCTGCTACTTTATCGCAATCCTTGAATATCTTCTCGGCCTTAAATCGGTGATTGTTTTTAGCCAGAGTACCGTCGGGCAAAAATGTGGAACATAAAACTAGGAAGCAATCGATACCGCGATTTGTGCCTTTATATAATTGGTGGCGAAATGGGTCTCTGTATAGGGCACAAGGTTTCAAAATTATTTCTGAATTATCCGTATGTGCTTGGGCAGTCGAGCTGCCGTCATAGTCCCAATCAGGCATATCGGATACTGAAATGGCCTCCTTTCGAATCGAAGTTATCACTCTAGATTTGCTGCGTAATTCATTGTTACCGCCAATCCACACATATTCGGCGACAATCGTATTTGATGTAAGGTAATATGACATTGTATTGTATTTATATTAATACATTATAATGTTTAAATAATTTTTGGATTATATATTATGGTCGATAAGGATAAAAAGGAAAAATCCGATAAGAAAAAGTCTTATAAAAAAGTAAAAAAGGTTAAAAAAACTAAGGGAAAACTAAGACTTTTTAAAAGGAAACTAAGATTTATAAGAAAATACAAATTAAAAGAAAAGGATGAAGAACTCGGTTATCCTGATGGCATATATCAAAAGGTCTTCAAAATATGTTGTATACATCCAATTGGCGTTTTAGCAGGAGTATATTATAGTAGCTCGATTGCTACAATATTAGCTACAGTATTAGCAACAATGCTTTCGTTATCATCGATTAATTACTGGCGAAATCCACTGGTTTCATCCATAAGGCGCACAATCGATATGATTGTAGCATTTACAGCAATATCCTATCATATTTATTTATCATTATCTACAACAAATAAAATACTTTGCCTTGGTTTAATACTATTGGGCGCCATGATGTATCCGATTAGTCTCGCAATCAACCACTGTGGTTACCATCAAATAGGCTATATATTTCATTGTTTGATACATGTATTTGTTATGATAGGCGCAATATTCACCTACAGAGACTACTATAATCGCAAAAAAAAATGCTGACCTAAATAGCTAATGAAATCTACACGTAAAGTGACTGATTTGTCACGACATATTTGAGTGTTAATTCAGGGATCTTTTTAAGCTTCGATAGAAAGTCGATATTGCCTGTTTGTTCCGCAATTCGCTCCATCTCTGAGGCAATATTATTGATTTTTAATAGTGCCTTGACAAACTCGCCTAAGAATATTTCCTTCTCTTCGCCAAGTTTTTGTAGAACTAGTTTACAATCATATTCGGTTTCACATTCAGTCCATTCTTCTACATAGTTTAACAGGTCATAATGTATATTATAGTCGGCTCCAGTATTTATTCGCAACATGGTTTCTCTGTCTTCATAATCAGAATACATTTGGCTTATCGAGCAGATTACTTCTTTTAATACAGTGTCGTCGGTGTAAGGCGTATAGTCTTGAACTGCTTCTTGGACGGAGATATTTGTGAAACAGCTGAATAAGGAAATCAGTTGCGTTACGGATAATTTGCTAATTGTTCCGTTGTCTAATAATTCGGCAAATACTAGACAGTGGACTTCGCGCAGTCCGGATGCCATTTTGCCTTTTGCTGAAAGAGATAAAGTGGGTTCTACATCATCTAATACTCCAGCATCTTCTGTGGTTAAAAGATTGTCTCCCACTAATGTATCTTCCCTTTGTAAAAACCCATCTTCTGTAAGCACATGTAAGACTTTATTCACATCATTGTCTAAATACTTTGTCAACCCGTCTTGTCGCCGCATCAGTTCATCTAATTCGTCCATTTTTTTAACGCTTTTCTGTAATACAATCATGTCTTGTTCCACGCTTTTATAATTGTCTTTAATCCTTTGTATTTCCTTGTCCATTTCCTTGCGTTTCTTATTGGCATAATTTTCTTTATTACTTTGTAGCTCAAAGTATTGCTCAACTATGTCTCTTGGACTAAGCATCGTTTCTACACTCTCATTTAATTTGGCAGATTCTTCGCTACATTTGTCGATTTCTAATGCGACTTGGTTTATCTGCGCATTGAGGTCACCAATTATCATCGATTGCTTGGCAAAGCCCACCAAATTAGTGTCTCCAATATCGATTAAATTTAGAAGCAAATTGTATGATATCTTGAACTTGGAACTCAGAGTTTGCGGCTTGCCGTTCATCATTGTCTTATACGCAGTGGCGCTTGTGTCGCGAAAGAGGTTATTCAAATGTATGACATGACCAACAGAATCTAATCCCAATCTACCCGCCCTGCCAGCAGCCTGTGTATACTCATGTGCTTGTAAAACGCGCATAGAATTACCATCATGTTTATAAATGTCAGTGAAGACGCAGGTTTTGACAGGCAAATTAAGACCAATCGCAACTGATTCCGTAGCAAATAGCAGCTTAATATAGCCTTTTGAAAACAGAATTTCCACGATTTCTCGCAACACAGGCATTAAACCACTATGATGCATTGCGATCCCTTTGCGCAACAAAGCGACCATATCTAAATATTCCGGCAAATGTAGATACTCCTTATAATTAGGCAACTTTCGAATAATTTGTTCACATTCTCGATCAATTGTATACGGGATTTTACTGTCAAATTCCAATAAATTGGCAGTTATTTCATGAGCACAAACTTCCAATTGCTTTCTAGAAAACACATAACAAATTGCTGGTAACATTTCTTTCTCAACCATGAACTCAGACACCTTGTTTAAGACGTGTTGCCTTTTCATTCGAACATCATTCGCGTCAAATAATTTCAACATTTTGTCCATATTTCTATAGTTTTGTTCATTGAACACCCCTTGTGCGTCTTGTATTACAAATGTCTTGTCGGTTAAATTTTTAATTTCAGCTTGTAACGCCTTGTCTTTTACATGCTTATTTATTCCATTTGTTGCCGTAATGAAACTATAGTGGGTTAATGGAACAGCTCTTATATATTTCTTTGTTAGATAGACAATCTTATCTTGACTACCTTTACTTACGTTTACACGTTCGCTTTTAGAACCTCTAGTTTCTAACCACGACGCAAACTTTTCCGGTTTGTCTAATGTCGCAGATAGACCAACCATTTGTATGTGTCTAGGTAACATCATAATACTGTTTTCCCAAACGTGACCTCTACTAGGGTCGTTAATCATATGAATTTCGTCGAAGATAACACATCCTAATTCGTTTTCAATATCCATTTCAAAAGAACTACTATTTGTTGAACCGCTTTTGAGTTGGTAAAGTTTATTTAATAGAATTTCAGTAGTCATAATAAGGACACTTGCGTCCGGATTACAACGAATGTCGCCAGTGATAATTCCCACACTGATATGCTGATATTTTTGTGAAAAATCAAAAAATTTTTGATTCGAGAGACTCTTGATGGGAGAACAATATATAACTTTTTTGCCTCTAGATACAAAAAAATCTAAAGAAAATTCAGCTGGCAAACTTTTACCACTACCGGTAGGCGCCGTTGCTAATACATGTTGTCCTTCCACAATTGCTTCAATCGCCCATTTCTGAAAAATGTGTAATGGATATTTAAACTTAGCAAAGTGTTCATTGTATTTCTCTTCATTTTCAGAAGGATAATTGTCTATGTCGCAAATTTTAACCATTTTATTGTTTTGTTATACTACATATATGTAGGTAGATGTGTTTATGTAGTTTTTATAATGTAATATAGTGTAATATAG